GATTAACCCATTACAATCACTGCGAAGGATACTGGTCAGATCACTTCGTGATGAGCACCGAGACAGGATATCACTTTATGTTACTAGCGAGAGATCAAGATGCATCCGTGGCCTGAGCTGAAATGGTGGGACTGCGGTGAACGCCAAGTCGTAGAGGAGAAGATCGATGATCTTAGAGCTACTGGCATTACCTGTTACCCAGAGAAGCGAAGCTTGTACAAAGCTTTATCTGCAACACCAGAGCGAACAGTCCGTGTCGCGATTATTGGCCAAGATCCGTACCCTGGAACCACGTCAGACGGCACGTCGCTCGCGACGGGAGTGGCTTTTGCAATCCCAGAAAAAGTCGGAAAAGAAAGCTTCCCCCATACACTCAAGATCATCCTCGGCGAGTATACTTCCGACCTCCACCACCCAATTCCAGATCACGGTGACCTCGGAAGATGGACAGCTCAAGGGGTCCTTCTCTGGAACGCGATCCCTTCTGTACAGCGAGGTATGCCTCTTTCTAATGACTGGGACGAGTGGTCTTTTCTCACAGGAGAGATCGTCGATCGACTATCGAAGAAAGGTATTGTCTTTGCTTTCCTCGGAAATGTCGCATCAAGGTATGCAGAGCGTGTCGACCTCGAAAGAAACCGAGTCATCCGAACCAGCCACCCTTCCCCACGTGGAATACGGGCCTCGAAGACACCTTTCACCGGGTCAAGAATCTTCTCTACGATCAATGCAAAACTTAGAGAGCTTGACCAAGAAGTCGTAAACTGGAGGCTGGACGATGACACTACTAGTCCAGGTGCGGTACAAAAACCAACAGTGGGTGGAGGCAATGTTCTTCAAAACGTTACCGGAGCCGATCTGGGTGGACGGAAGCGGCAGGGAACATCGCCTAATATCTATGCCAGTCTCGAGTTCTGAGGTGCGCCATGACTTTGAAAGAAAGAATGGAGAAAGTCTGGCAATCTAATAGAATTGCCTGTCCTCAACATGTAACTTGCTGGAGCGAGAACGGATCGGGGTGGACCTTCGAAGAAGGAGGTCTGAGGTACAGCCCCGGTAATAGACGAGGGTTTCCGCGTACCAAGAATAAAGGTCATTCCTTTCTTATGAAAGGCTACCAACATAGTTGGTTGGTTCTAAACAGCAGGCGATTGGCAGAAGCCAAATGCACATGCTCAATACCACACGTTAGAAACTGGTGGTGGTGTGAAGTGCATGGCGAAGTCTGTGTGGATATCGATTAAAAATTTGCCAGAAAATTTACAGGGCAGTTAAGGGTAAAACACCTAATAGGTGAATTATGACTAAACCTCGTAGGTATCGTCCAATAAAAGACATGTGGTTGGAGTTCCGGATAGTCCATGATTTATTAGAGATGCTTAAGGTTAAGACGGTAGCGAAGAAGCATCGTCTGTCTGTCTCGGCAGTCCAAAGAGTACGAGATAATTGGCCGTTGTTCTTCTGGAACCGTAAGTAATTAAGGCAGCAAAGCTGCCGTTTTCTGCTACACCAGTTTTTAAGCTACCCAACTACCAGAGTTAGAAATAAACGCACCAGCGGGCTTCCCTGGGCTTCCTAGAGGGTGTTTAAATGAAGTGGTCGGTCGCATTCATCGTAGGTTTTCTTCTCCTGACAGGTTTTAACAGCCAAGCCGAGGCTAGACACAGAGGTCACTATGGGCACCATCAGATACATCGACATCATCATAATTCTCATCGAGGTGTTTATCGTCACCATCACCATCACGGCATTCACCGGGTACATGCTGTTCATAGGCTAGCACCGGTAACGATGCTACCTCATCCCAGTGGTTGTCCACACGTAGCTTTCTGTGGTTGTGGTGCAGCGCTTGAGGTATTCGGACACGATGTCCGTCGTCTCTGGCTTGCTGCCAACTGGTTTGCATTCCCTAGGGCTACGCCAGCACCTGGCATGGTAGGTGTCAGACAACACCACGTCTTCGTGCTGAAGCAACAGCTCAGTGGTAACATCTGGATGGCCAACGACTATAACAGCGGTGGTCACATGTCTAGGTACCACGCGGTAGACATAAGCAGGTATACCATCGTCAATCCGAGGTGAGCCATGGGGACAGTATACCGAGACCCTCCATCCGACACTGAGATATACAAATGTACCTACGCGGAGCTGGTATACTGGATCAAGGAACTCATCAGGATGCGACGAGACGATGCAACAGTCTACGACCGCAACATCAGACAAGCAGGACGAATTATGGAACTGGAATTTGACTTAAGGAAGTATCAGAGTATAATGGTAGATGATCGACAGGAGGATATTGTGAAGGAATATGGCACCATCGACAGCAACCTCGTAACCAACGAGGAATTGATGGAGATACGCCGCCGTCGTGGTGGCAAGGGTGGTGGCAACGGACGTGTGAACTATCTCGTCAACATGCCGTGGGGTACACAGTTCTATGTACGTCACCGTGGCAGCAAGACATGGATGCTGGTGAAGTTTCTGCTTGCAGGACGGAAGGGAGATGTATTCCTTCTGGTTCCGATGAAGGGAGACGAGAACGAGGTAGCAGATGACCGTGAGTGGATACCGGTAGAGAGTAAGGCATTCACGGATTACTGGGAGTTGATGGCGGAGTTCCCACCGCCGAAGGAAAATTAATGGACAACATTAGTAATATCATTTGGATGCAAAGCAAATCAGACTGGTTCGTGATGAACATGGTCAAGAAACATATCAGTACACTTAAGAAATTACCTGCCAATGACGACAACGCCGAGGCGATAGCTCGTAACGAGGCAGCACTTAGATCATTCCACGAAGACATTAGGAATAGATCAGCAGCGTAACTATCCACGCAGCACAGCCCACGTCGGTCTCCTCTCCCGGCGTGGGCATACCTTTGGAGGGTATATGTCTAGGACCAAAACTGTGGCAGCTAGATTTCCTGAGAAGCACAAGGCATTTGATCAGCCGTATATTCTAACTATGGGATTAACAGATGGAACACCATTCGTACGCTATCAACTATTACCTGCCAGCATGGGTGACGGGCACCGTGTCGAACTGGTATGGCACTGTGTCAATGTCAACCACAGCTGTCCTCCCTTACGTGTAATCTCTGGACACTTCCACTGCATCAACTGTGGACTGATGGGGACAAGAGAAACATTTACGGAGTATCATTGTAGTTAGCTCAATACCAACAAGAAAGGACAGCCAATGTCTGGGTTTGCAGCGCTGAATAACTTCGAGAAGGAGCTGGTTGGTGTCACGCCGGTGAGCGGCGATGCCATGATGCATCTGCGCAAGGCTCTCAACGCTCCGTCCTTGGAAGAGACGAAACGTCTGATCCAGGAAGAGATCATCAACATGAACATGCTCAACAAGATTGAGCTGAAGAACAACGATGTCGTGAAGGAACTGAAGGATGAGCCTAGGCATCATCTGTTCCCGGACATCCTCGTCACGGTTAATGCCAACGTCCCGACCGCTCTGATTGGTCCTGCCGGTTCCGGTAAGTCGACTGTCGGTGAGCAGGTTGCTGAAGCTCTGGACTTCAAGTTCTACCTCCAGAACGCCGTCACTGGTACCCATGAGCTTGCTGGCTACATGGATGCCAACGGCAAGTACAACACGACTACGTTCCGTCAGGCATTCGAACACGGTGGACTGCTGTTCATCGACGAGGTGGATACCTCCGATCCCGGTGCGTTGAAGTGGGCTAACTCTGCCCTCGCGAATGGTCGTGCGATGTTCCCGGACAAGCCTGATCCGGTGAACCGTCATCCGAAGTTCAGGGTGATGATTGCAGCTAACACGTTCGGTACCGGTGCCGACCGACTGTATGTCGGTGCCAACCAGCTCGATGCTTCGACGCTGGATCGGTTCGTGTTCTTCGACTTCGGTTACGACGAGAAGTTGGAGACTGCGCTGGCAGGTAACATCGATTGGGTGAAGCGTGTGCAGGAACTGCGTGCTGCTGCCCAGGTCGAGAAGGCACGTATCGTTATCTCTCCCCGAGCCTCCATCAATGGCGCGAAGCTTCTCGCTGCCGGTTGGAAGCAGGAGTTGGTGGAAGAGCGTACGATCTGGAAGGGTATCGATGGTGAGCTGAAGAAGCGCATCGTCGACCGAGCGGCTGGCGTCAAGACTGAAGCTGAGCTGAAGTCTAAAAGCAAAAAGAAGTAATCCTACCACCGAGCAAGAATACTGGGATGACTTCTTCGCGTATGCACTGAAACTTGCACAAGAAGCTGCAGGAGAATAATATGGCAGAAGATAACGGAGGGGGTAACTCCCCTCCCGTTGTCGAGCTCGGGGATGCCCCGGACTTGACACGTACTATCCGTGTGCAGAGTGATGCGGAAGATACCAGCATTCCTGCAAGCTATCCGTTGAAGAAGACAGTCATTGCAAGCTGGTCCTCCCTTGAAGTCTTTGCGAAGCAATTCAAGGGTGACAACGGTTCAGGTTGGTGGGCTAGGAACAACGTACGTAATCGTTGGAGTAAGGAATTCAACGGCTGTGACTCATTCGATGAGGCATTAGATATGGCAGTACACGGCTGGGAAGAGGGCGGCGTGGCCTGTGATAAGGCACGAGGCTACATCCAGGCCTTAAATCCGATCTCTCCCAAGCTAGTGAAGTATGGTATCGCAGGGACGACACCGAACGTCCCTCGTGCCATAGCTGGCAACCTTCTGAATATGCGACAGCCGAAACCAACGGCTAGCATGAAGAAGAAAACCATCACCATCATCTACAACATGTGTGAGAATGGTGGTACCGATGCCGACATGATTACCAACAAGGCTGCTGTGACTGCAGCTCTGATCGATGAGATCGAAGCGAAGGGTTTCGCAGTCGAGGTGATTGCTTCGGTAGTAACGAATGGTTATGACTTCCACACCGGTAGCCGTGGTACTATCCGCGCATACGAATTCGTTCGTGTGAAAGAGAGTCACCATCCGGTAGACATCAACCGGTTAGCGTTCGGTCTAGGTCATGCAGCGATGTTCCGTGGATTGTTCTTCGCGGACATGCAACGCCACCATGAGTTTAAGGAGATCGGCGAGGGACTTGGTGGTGCCGCATCGATGTGTGCGCTGAAGGAACACAACGAGGAACAAATCTATACCATCTCCTCGGCTGGTCAGCCCATCAAGGCATCCATGTTCAAAGATATGGATATGTCTGCAACTACGGGATTGAATGCAATTGTTAGGGAATTAAGATTGCAGGGTTGTCCTGCATTCCCCAAAATGACAGACAAGGAGCGCGAAGATGCTCTGGCAAAACCTGAAGAAGATCATTCGTCCTACTACAGACCCCACTGGAGCTATTAACTTCAAAGCTTGGGGTGCTCGGCTGGATGCGATGCAGAAGATGATCGCTAATATGCCGAGGACGGACAATCCCCAAGGCAAGGTAGGTGTCGTAGAACTGAACCACGAGTTCGGTCCGAAGTTCATCTTCCGTAAGTTCGAGAAGAAGCCGTTCGATAATGCGGAAGGCTTCATCAAAGGCCTTGAGAAACGAGGCTTCAAGATCATCGGCCGAGGTGAATTCGCCACCGTCCTAGCTAAGGACGGAAGTAAGCGAGTCATCAAGGTCATCCGGCGTCCTGATGGATGGATCAACTACATCCACTGGGCGGCGCAGGCCGGGGAAGCCGGTCACTTCGCACCTAAGGTCTTCTCTTATAAGAAGATTAAAGGTCGAAAGAAAGATTTTGCTGTTGCGGTTGTGGAGCGTTTGAAGTATACTCTCGAAGATGCTCCGGAAGAACATGCACTGAAGATCATCCCCTCATTGATCTGGCGTGCAGAGAACCCGATGGCAAGGCAGTTCATCGAAACCCTGGCACCAGGACTGATGGACTACCTAGCAAAGATGGCAGCCCAGTGGAAGATTCCAATTCGGAATTTCGATTTCCATGACGGTAACCTGATGCTACGCAGCGATGGGTCATTCGTAATTGTAGACCCGGTAAGCCGTGGCGAAGACAAGTACAACAGACTTCGTGTTGGGGATTTAGTTCCCCAACCTTTAATCATTAGGAATGTAATTGCGCGTAGTTATAGACATCGAAGGCAATGCATTATTTAATCCTACCCGTATCTGGGTCGTAGTCTGCAAGGACATCGACACCGGTAAATATCATATCTTTAAGGAAAATCAATACGATGAACTTCGAACATTCTTATCAAATTGCCGTCTTATCATTGGGCATAATTACCTTGGCTATGACGGTATCCATCTACAGCGTATTGTCGGACATCCGCTCGACGTTGACGTGGTACTTGACACCCTGGTCATCAGCAAGCTTGTCGACTACCCCAGACAAGGCCACTCGATCGAAGACTACGGGGAAGAGTTCGGCGAAGAAAAGCTAGAGCACAATGACTTCTCCAAGTATTCAGAAGCTCTGGAAACTTACTGTATTCGCGACGTGGACATCTGCTATCGCATTTACCTTAAGTATCTTAGGTACATTAATAAGCCCGAGCACAAAAGATCTATCGCTCTTGAGCATCACTTTCAGTTGGTTTGTAATAAGCTGCACACAGATGGGTTTGCTTTCAATACTAAGAAAGCGAGCGGCCTCCTTGAAAAGGTTACAGCAGAGCTTGCAGTTCTAGACAAGGATATCCTTGATGCATTTCCGCCACGAGAAACCCTTATTCGTGAGTTCACTCCTAAGGGTACTAAGTTTGGAACCATTAGCAAAACTTCTGTTCCTCGTTCTTTATGGCCTTGCATTGCCGATTATTCTATTGGTACAACTTATCGACACACTAGAAAGGAAGTGTTTAATCCATCCAGCCATAAGCAAATCATCCGAGTCCTCAACGAAGCAGGATGGAAACCTACCGACAAGACCAAGACACATGTAGAAGCTGTCCGTAACAAGGACAAAGATAAACTTAAAGTATTAGAGCAGACAGGTTGGAAGGTTAACGAAACCAATCTGGAAACTCTTCCAAGTAATGCACCCAAGCCAGCTAGACTTCTAGCAAAACGGATCCTCTTGGAAAGCAGACGTCGAACACTCACCGAGTGGCTTGACTTAGTTGATGGTACCGGCAGAATTCATGGACGCTTCCAAGGGCTTGGGGCATGGACCCACCGGATGTCCCATCAACATCCCAACACAGCCAACATCCCCAACGAGCTAGATACAGCGGGGAAGAAAAAGATCCTGGGTAAGGAATTACGCAGTCTTTGGATGGCTCCGAAGAATAGACTGCTCGTTGGGGTTGACGCTGAAGGTATACAGCTACGCATCTTTGCTCATTACATCAATGATCCTGAGTTCACCGACGCACTAGTGAAGGGACGCAAAGATGACAAGACCGATCCGCATAGTCTTAACCAGCGAATTCTTGGCGATCATTGTAAGAGTAGAGCCGCCGCAAAGCGCTTCATATATGCCCTACTTCTGGGTGCAGGATTGGGTAAGCTGTCTGAGATATTGGGGTGCTCAATACCCGAGACAGAAGAAGCTCTTGATCGTCTCATGTCCCGATACTCTGGTTGGGCATATCTTAAGGAGAACGTATTCCCAAAGGATGCGAAACGTGGGTGGCTTACAGGACTGGACAATCGCAGGGTTAGGATACCAGGCGACACTGAAAGCAGTAGGCGTCACCTCGCGATGTCGGGCTATCTCCAAAATGGCGAGGCCGTGGTAATGAAGTCTGCCACTCTTAAGTGGTGGCAGCGACTAGACGATTATGATGCAAAGCTAGTTAATTTTGTACACGATGAATGGCAGGTGGAATGTCCAAACGATATGGAGATAGCTTTATGTATTGCACGTATGATGGCATCATCTTTAGAGGAGGTTGGAAACGATTTGGATTTACGATGTCCTTTGGCGGGATCGTATTGGAATGATGATTTAAAAGACTACACTATTGATATCAACTGGAGCAGAACACATTGATTAACTATCTTATTGAAGATCTTGAAGGAATGCCTTTGGTAGGAGCAACTAAGGAGTCCTTCCTACTCAACGAAGCAGAGCGAGACCTCATCGTCGAAGCTCTAGTTTATTACAAAACTAATATGGATATATAAATTGGCTAATTACAGCAAAACAGAATACGTATACATTCAAGGAAAGGTATCTTGGTTCCGACCGAAGGTTCCCAATAAGTGGAACAAGTGGTCTGTCCAGATACATCCCAACGCTAAGGGTCTGGAACTAATCCGAGACCTCCAAGCACAGGGGATCAAGAACCAACTAAAGAAAGATGACGATGGATATTTTACTACTTTCAGTAGACCAGTCACCAAGGAGACAGCCGCTGGACGTATTCTATCTTTTACCCCTGTCGAGGTATTCGACGCCGAGGGTAAGCCTTATGATGGAAACGTCGGTAACGGTAGTGACGTTACTCTAAAGTTGGAAGTGTACTCCCACGGTACTCCCGGTGGTGGTACAGCCAAGGCTATCCGATGGCAGTCGGCACGGATAGATAATCTTATTCCATTCAATCCAGAGAAGGATCTTAACTCCTTCGAGAAGGAAGCAAGTGAAGGGCTGAAGGAACAGCCTGAACAACTATTCTAATAAGGTTGAGGTTGGTGACCAGCGCTATATGCAGCAGCGTAAAAACCGCATCGTTGCCCAAAGCACGTCGGAATGTCAGGTCGACCTTAGACATGGAGCAGGAAATCCGGCACCGTACTAGTCTCCGGTAAAAGTTCGGAAGAGCACCATACCTTATAGCTACGGCGTAGCCTTGGCGATCCTAGCTAGGTGGGCTACGCCTAGCGACTCAGTTCTCGGCAGGTTGAAAGTCCTGCTCTCGTGAGATAAGGCCACACGTCGGGAAATCTGACGTCATAAACCCGGCGGCTGTTTAGTTGAAAGACCCGGCAGCTGTGACGTGTGGAGATAAGCTCAAGCTATAAGACGGGTTCCTGCCGAGTAACCAAGAAGTTTTATCGTCTGGCACCACCGGAGAATGAAAATGAAACTTAACCGCGCGTATTACATCTCCGACCCAGAGACTGCCCCATACAATTTAGTTAAAATTACATTTCAGACATTAACTGATTGGCTTTGTGAGCGTATACAAGACAGAACAAAACCCCTAGATGCTGAATTTCAGTTTTATCAATGCCTTTGGCTAGATTACCTAAAAGCACTAAGGGATAGAACATGAGTAACCATTAGCTTAATGAAACCTAAACGCTTCATCAATACCGGTGTCCAACCCGTGAGATGGCCCCTTCAGGAAGGGCGATAGCACCAAGCGCGTCCCGATGACCCAGCTGAGCAACTGTTCTCGCGAGAGCGTAATCTGCTCGCTGTGCGAGTGTCTACTACGGTGGGTGAGATGCACCGTACAGCAGTTCATCCGAGCGCACCCGTCCATTCACGGGAGATCAAACAGACACGGCAGCAACGCTGCCTACAACGTCCGTTATGCATTACACGGGCTGACACCCGTGGACATGTTCCGGGAAACAGAATAGTCCGGTCGCGATGCTGACCTCGATGAAGTGGATAAACACACGGAGAGGATAACGAGATATGAAAGCTTATCAGACATGCCAGGTGGAGTGCCAATGGCTTTGGTATAAGCGGGAGAAGGTGACGGAATAGGAGACGTCGTATCTAGCGGAGAAGGCTCGGTGGTGTAACTCGACCGGCCCCGTGGGACGGGGTGAGAAGATCAAGCTGAGGAGGTTCCGTGACGCTCAAGGTCACGTGGGTGGGTTGCAACCTGCCTAATGTCGGTTCAAGTCCGACCCTGTTACCGTGTATCAGATAAATGCTGGTAAGAGAGACCGTACCTGATGGTTGGAATATCAGGAAGCTTAGGGTAAGTGTAGCTAACTACTACACCCAACACTGATTGTTCTGTTCGAGCAAGCTGTAGCTTAGGGGTAGGCCTCAAGAAGACCGAGCCGAAGCTCTAACTGTTTGACGGCAGCCTAGACGACCCTGAACAGCTGGAAGCGTAGACGCAGATGTCATCGACTGCACAGCATGGTCCTGGTATTAAAGGGATGTACACCATGTGCCTTAGCAGCAGTATGTGCGAAAGTCTTGGGCAGATGAAAGCATACCAAGATGCGAGAAGCATCGGAGCAGCGGTGGTTTACCGTGAGGCTCAATAGACTCCGACATCGGAGGGGTAAGAAGTATATCGGCCGTGCAGCATCACCGTTACACCGAGGATTAGTAAGCCTCAAGGGCGTAGCAAGGAGCTTGTCGGAAGGAAGTGATCACGTCTTACCAAACACATGTCTAACCCATGTTGATCGATGTTCTGTAATTGCCCAAGACGAGGCTGGATAATCCTTATCTTGAGGGACGACCATAGCTGTATTCTAAGCTCCTACATAGCTGAAGTACACCGCCGGTTGTTACAGTTCGTCCGAACCTAGTCTCATTCCCTCCAGATCAGAGGGTACCACGAGCAGGAGTACACCCCATGAATATACTAGTCGCAATCGCGCTGGAGCCCCAGCCGCCATAAGACTAGTGGGGTACGGCTGTGACAGAGCTTATCCCCACATTAGTTCATTACTCTAATCATGGAGACAACCATGAAACACGATCCAATTCAGCTGATAGAGTATGGAATGAACATGGCTAAAGCGAAGCCACATGCAACTAAAGCTGAGAAGAAAGAGAAGCCTCCCTCATTGGAAGATATGTGGGTAGCTGAAGTCCAGCGTCGAGCTAAGTTCGATGAGTTCATGAAGATCATGAAGAAGCAGAACGCTGAGGAAAAGAAAAAGGTATGGTCGGTAGATCACATAGCTATGTTCTTGTTAGCTCTGACACCGATTAACTGGGCAGTGCTTTATGTACTGCTGAAATAACTTGGAGGCTTAGGCCTCCCTTTGGACATTATGAAATCAATCAACACATTAGTTAAGGACATCTATGAAGTCGTCGCGCAAGAAGGCTGGTTCAACCCTGCCAGACTGGCTGATTTCAGTGCTGCGCTATCAGTCTCTCTCAACCAAACCAGAGGAGTTCCGAGCCTACGCCTGTCGAAACTGGGAGAACACTGCCCTAGTCAGCTGTGGCACTCCGTTCATAGCGTGGGTATGGAGGAGCCAGTCGAACCCTGGGCAAGGATCAAGTTCACCTACGGGTACATCACAGAAGCTCTCGTTCTAGAGCTAGCCAAGGCAGCAGGCCATACAGTCACAGGAGAGCAAGATGAGCTCATACTCGATGGTGTCAAGGGACATCGCGATTGCGTTATTGATGGCTGTATTGTTGACGTCAAGTCTATTAACAGCCTGGGCTTTCAGAAGGTCAAGTCTGGCTTGGTGGCTACGGACATCTTTCTACGGGACTATCTGGATCAGCTGGACGGGTATGTTGTGGCTTCCCATGAGGATCCTCTTGTTCAAGTAAAGGACAGAGGCTACATCCTCTTCATCGATAAAGTATTAGGACATCTTAAATTATATGAGCACAGAGTTAGACCTGAGAGTATCCGAAATCGTATACAACAGTATCAACGAATTGTTGGGCTACGATCCCCTCCTAGGTGCACATGCGGAACAGGACCCGACGGTAAAAGCGGAAATATCAAGCTTGATGTTAAAGCTTCATACAACCCTTACAAGTATTGCTGTAACCCTACAGTTAGGAAGTTCCTCTACGCCGGAGGACCCATCTACCTCACCAAGGTAGTACGTCTGCCAGACGTAACGGAAGTTGACAGATTAGGTAATATTGTGGTACACTAACCAGTGACTAGAGCTGCCCACCTTAAGCGACGTTTCGGAATAACAGAGGAACAGTACGATGATCTTCTACGGAAACAAGATGGACGTTGTGCGGTTTGCAACCGCCCTGCAACTGCGTTCCGCAAGCGCTTGGCAGTCGACCACGATCACGCATCTGGCCTCATCCGAGGTTTACTCTGTATCCATTGTAACCGATACGTTGTCGGCAGACATCGTAGAGAAAGAGGCGCAGAACTTCTCCTTGCGGCCTACCAATATCTCAGCCGCGATTACCCGGGCTGGGTTGTCCCGAATAAAGTAAAGAAGAAACGAAGAAAGAAACGACGATGAACTATTTCTGGAACGTGATATTTCTTCTCACTGGTATTGCTGTCGGAGCTTATGGGTTAGCCCTACTCCTCGCAAGCCTAGGCTTCTTCCTGGATGGTCCGGGCTTCCACTACTTCGTACTCCCACTGAAACACTGAGAACGAAAGCTTCGCTTTCTTATGTCACTGTCTGCCTACCTCGACGCATACACCCTCACTGAGATCCTAGAGATGAACGATCTTACAGAAGAGGAGTTGCTTGAGTTCTTAGTCAGACACCACATGGTTAACCTACCTGAAGTAAAGCCGTTAGACTTTGACTAAACACCCTAGCTCTAGAGCAGAGCGCATCAAACTAAAGAAAAGACATTCGTTAAACTATCCTCGCCGAAAGGGCTTGAGCGATGACGAAATTGTCTCTGGAAGAATTAATGAAACGACGAATGAAGAGGACGTCTGCATTCGAGCAGAAGTCCATGAACCTGGCGCACATCCAGTTAGCGCTGGTTGAGTATCTAGAACACCTCCCAATATTTAAAGGAAAGGAAATTATTGACATCGATATCGAGGGGTTGACCAACCCAGTGAATGTCAAGATTTATTATAAAGTAGATGGCACGGAACTACGGTAAAGAGACAGCATGGGAGGATAGCCCTGCCCAAGTCAAGAGACGAGAAGCAAGGAACGCAGCTCGCCGGAAGGCGATGTCGAAGGGTACAGTCCACAAGGGAGACGGGAAAGAACTCGACCACCTCGGATACCATCGTACCGGAAGTTTGGATCATGTCCGCGTTCGTGCTGTCAGTCGTCATGCAAATCGTGTCCGTCAGCCACCTACCAAGGCACGAGGATCTGCCCGAAGATAACTGAGTCCCGTAGCAAGCTACCAAGTTACAACATAATGCCAGCATGGGATCGGGCGTTGTAACCCAGACATAGAAGCAAAGAGAAACCCCAGTAGCCGAAAGGCCGCTGGGGTTTTTTCATGTCTATGCGGGCTCATAAGCCCTTATGATAGGTTTTAAGGGAAGTCTGTCAACGAAGCAGGATCTAGAGGAGACCATAATTGATCTTCATTCCTATGTGATTGAGAAGATCTTGGAGCTACCATTCTACGTTCTCTATCTTTATAAGCCATTCTATTCTGAACATTCCTGGCTTCTACTTCACCCTTCACAGATTCATACTTAGCATGTGTCAACTCGTAGTATTGGTTAGCTAGTTGTTCTCCACGGATTATTTTCTTGAAGTCGTCGTACACACCAAGTTCTTTAGCCTTGGCTATGTTCTCTTTGGCATTTTGTAATTCTTGCTTAGACCAAGTAGATGACCATCCGGATGCATCTCTGTTCTCCCATTCAGGTATCTTAGGTTCATTCTCAATAGCTCTTTTCATATCCCACATATCAGTAAAACTACCCTTGACACCTTCCAGGGCTTTCTTCTCAGCGGTGTTTTTCATCTTGTTGAATTCTTTACTAAGATCTTTCCACCTAGGAGTCTCAAACATCTGAGGAGAAGCTCCTTTGGAGAAACCCTCCCTAGCTTGAATAGCATGCTGTACTTCATGAAGAGCAGTACTCAACATGTCTTCTTTACTGGCAGGAGATAGTGCTAGTGTATTAGTCACGTGATTGAAGTACCCCTTCACACCAGCCATTCTATCGAAGGGACCAACAGGTTTTACTTCTACACCTTTCAACTCAGGGTAAGCTTTAAATAATTCAGGATGGTCTAGAACATGTTCCAATGTATGTGGATGTAAATCTCCCATCTCATTAGCCCCGTTGACTTCTAGTTTAGGCTCTGACAATTCATAACGAGGCTTACCTGAAAGATCTTTCAAATGTTCACCAGCGTACATCGTTGGTGAAAGAACTTCGTCTTTTATCTTGGCTCCTTGATCTGGTATTTCAAATTTCCATCTATTGTCGGCAGCACGGAACCACCCAGTATCGTGAAATATATCATCTGGATGAACGCCATTCATCTCCATAGTATGGGCTTTATACAAAGCCATCTTATCGATTGCCTTGGCTCCGACTCCGCCGAAGGTAAGACCACCACCAGAGAAGGCCATCGCTAGGCCCATGTTCTTGTCGATGTCTTGGTCAGTGATGTCTATGTTACGACCTGTAGTTGTATGCGCTGTTGCAACAGTGTTAGGTTTAGGTTGATTAGCTTGTTGAGTTATATCCATAGCCTTCATGACATCATCGATGTCTGGAGGTAACAATTTAGCATTAGGTTCTACCTTAGCGAAGTAGTCCTTCAGCTCACCCATGCTATGTTGTTGTAGATTAGTTACACCAGGAGTGAAGGTATCGGCACCGTTCTCGTCTGTGCCCCAGTGTCCTCCTTGGGCACCGTTGACTCCGTGGTAGATACTCTCATCGGAGAAGGTCATGTGATTAGGAAGTTTATACGTATCCGGGTAGTGTTGACCGGGAGCCATCTCTACACCAGGGTTAGCTGCCTGCCATGAGCCGTAGTCATAATCTTGCTGGGGAACCTTTTCTGGGGGGTTGGTACCTCCATCAGATTTTAACGCACCAGTGGCCTCCGCTGGGCTTCCTGGAGGCGTTCCTATGTAGACCAACGGTCGTTCTTCAGCACCACCGAAGCGGGACTGGAAGCTGTCTGCATGGTATTCTCTTTCGTCGGCGTAGTATTGCCCGTCGTCAGTACCTACCCCCACTATTCTTTCTCCTGGAAGTTCTCACGTCGCTTACTTATCTTCTCTAGAGTATCCTGTTGACTACCGATGATGGCATTCCACAGCTTACTGACGAAGCCACCTGGCTCTTGTTCATTACGGGAGAAGCCGTACTTATTCATAGTACCAAGAATGTCAGCGTTAGGATCGGTACTGCCTGTAGTCTTGTAGACGTTGTACAACCCAGTCATGCCTTGGTTAAGACGGTTGACTGTGGCTTGGATGTGGTTGGTGTAACCCATGTTATTGCTGGCAGACATCGGTCCAGTAACTGGACTGGTGTTACCACGGTATGGTGTATTCAGGGGAGTACCATCAGGATTGAGTGCTTCAAACCTAGGTGGTTGTCCAGGTTGGTCTATGTACTTGATCTTGAACTTGCTTGGGTCTTCAGCTGCACCTCTAAGATCTAGGATCTCTCGGGAGAATAACTGTTCACCGAACTGTTGTTCACCGAATGCTCTGACCATAGGTATGACATCTGGATGGGTCTTAGCTAACTGAGCCACACCCTCCATGTTACCTTGAGATGTAAGCTGGCTCCAGACTGAGTACTTACCCGGTACTTGCTTACCGTTGATAACTCTGTCTAGCTGGAAGTTGTCATCAGACAAGAGAGTGCTGTTATGGCTGGGATCGTAGAAGCCACGAGCGATGTTGTAGCGTTGTTCCTCGTTGATCTTAGGATTGGATATGTTGCTGGAGAAGTTGATAAGATCACGCCATGTCTTAGGTGAAGTCACGGCACCACCTTGGCCTCCTTTACCATCGGCGATAGCTTCCTGAACATAGGTAAGTTTACCGTTCTCGTCAGGTACAAGGATGTTCATCTTGGTAGACTTCAGCCATTCCTTTGAATGCTGAGGAACGTCCCCTACCAGGGATTGCTGGAAGAAGTCCCTAGCGAACTGTGGGCTGATCTCATTGATAGCTCCTACCGCTCGGTTGTACTTCCTAACTTCATCGTCTGGTACGTTGTAAAGCTTACTGGTTGTGTCAGCCTTGATAGCGTTGTTGAAGTTCATGTGGCTGTAAGCTGAACCCCAGTTCTTATTGAATACGTCTTGGATAGCTAGGTCTAGGGTAGACAACTGACCGTTGATTGTCTTGGCAGCCTCGGTAGGATCTCCGCCTAGTTTAGAGATAAGACTGTTCTTACCACCTTGGTTGGCTACAGCCATCTGGGATTGGAATAGCTGCTGACGCATCGCTACCAACTGTTGACCGATAGCTTGTGCTTGTTCATCTGAGACATCGCCCTTGCCAGCATGTGATTGAAGAAAGGCAACTAGCTTCTGAGGGGTGTCGGTGTTCTTACCGATGCTGAGTGAAGTCCAAGCATTGGATACAGCCTTGCCTGATATATCTGAGAGATCTTTCTGAGCTTGTGTCTTGGCATCGGCTTGATCAGCGTTCTGATCTGCACGTACAGCAGCCTTCTGCTTGATTAGGTAGTTCAGTGACTGTGTTTGGTTAACCCACTTGTTAGCTTGATTGATGTCTATCTTACCAGCATCGTATGCTGCTAAGACATCGGATGCTTTGACACCTGAATGGTCTGTTACACCATCGGTGACTAAGCCACGAAGCATAGTCCGGGTAGCATTAACCTCGGTCTTCTTGTTCTCGTTATCCCGGTTGATGTCTTCCATGAGGTTCTTCATGAAAGCATTGGCTGGGTCTATCCCGGATACCTTCTTAATCTGTTCGTCGATGTAGTCCTTATACCCTGGGTATTGCGCACGCATCTGCTTCGCCAGTGCGTTTACTGCACCGGTGTAAAGCGTGTCATTGATCTTACCACCACCCTGAGCTTGCGCAGCGGATAGTTGGTTAAGCTTAGCTACCCCATTCTGTACACCTTGCGGTACAGCAGGACCTGTATCGGGCATCAAGCTGGTAGGAGCGGAGGTATCCCCACCCTGAGTTATCTGCATATTCCTGGTAGCGACCAACGCTTCAGTCTGGGCATCACGGAGATTGTTAACCCCAGTCTCTGCTTTATCCTTCAGGTAGTTCTTCGCAGTGGTGTCTATCAGGGAAGCACCGCTGTCTAGAGCTTCCCCTGCAGCTGCTAATGTTAAGCCAGCACTCTTGTCAGGTACTATATCTGATATCGGTTTAGCTTCCCGGGTCCAGTCCGGAGCTCCCATCGGCTGTAGTTGTGGTGCGAATGTAGCCATGTTACCTCGTAGTCTTCAGGAACCGTTGGTAAGCATCGTAGCGCATCGGTTCCTTACCTTGCGGTACATTCTTGGTATAGAATTCTTCCCGGATACTATCGATCTGGGTTTCGTATCCCTTGCTAGCTATGCTGATAGCTGTGGCATATTTATCGATTGGGTATTCATAAGCCTTCAGCAATGTGTATGCTCGGGTCATGTATTGTTTATAGCTGGGGTAGTCGTTGTTGTTGGCAGATGTGATACCACGATGGAACTCCCGGATGAACCGGTTCAGTCCCTGCTTCTCGGAATCCTTCTGTGCTGCCAAATCAAGTCCGATGATGTAGTTATCGCCAGAGTTCTGGAGATTGAGACCAGTAAGTCCCATAAAGATCGCATTAGCTTTAGATACATCTGCTTGGTACAACTCGTTCTTGCTTAACCACTTCCCGAATGCGACACCGGTAATCATCTTCTGGATTTGATTGACGGAGGATATCTCCTTGAAGATATCAGTCCAGTCATCGATCTTGGCAGGGAAGGCTTCATCACCTTGCTTGCCAGTCATCATGCTCCAGTTGGAACGTACCCAACCTCGGGCATTGTTCATCGTATTAGCCGCAATGCTAGTACTAGCACCACCAATGAGAGTCCACCACTTAGGATCAGAGTTAAGAATTTCGTTAAATTGAGTGAGACCGCCAGCGCCAAGCTTGTCATTGATGTTATACCAATTACCATTCTTCTTGTCCTTGTCGGATGTCATCCATGCAAGGAAGGCAGCAGGCAATCCCTCCACCATCATACTCTGTATCCACTTATCCCCTACGACGTAGCCGTTGTCTATGGCGTACTGTCGGAAGGTCTGGGTAGCTGGGAGACCGGTTACACCGATAGCACCAGGGAGACCGAACATAGTTGCATACATACCGTACATCCTAGCTCGAGCTAACGAACGTTGGAATACAGTACTACCTTCGGTCTCGATGTTCTTACCCCAGAAGAATTCAGCGAGATGGGTTTGGTATGTAAGGAATTGATTGAATAGACCAAGTGGTCCTGATTGCATAATCGAAGCGGAAGCTCTGGTCATACTGCCTGATAGAGCATTAGCTCGTGTGTGTATCTTGTCCCAGTCTGTTCTAGCCAGGGTACCAAGCTCTGGCTTCAGTGCTCGGTATTCCTTGTAAGCTGTATACCATGCTCCGTACTTGACGTTCTGGTCTGCAGCGTTGAAGAACATCTGACCTAGGTCAAGAAAGGAATCGAACTCACTCTTAACGAAGGAGTGTTTCAGCTGTGTCTTCAGGGCATTACTGGTAGAACCATAGTTGGCGAAGCCACGGTTATTCATCTCCCGCATAGCTTCCAGAAACTCACCGGGCTTCCAGGTATGGAAACCGGGGATCTGCATATGGGTAGCGATGTTATCTAGTCTGGATAGGAAGGCAGGATCTCTGCTGAACTTACTCCATTGATGAAGCATAGCTCCGACAGTTCCCGATACCGCCGATCGTGGTGCAATAGCTGCGATAGTAAGATACGTCTGTGACTGGGTCAGCAGCTGCGGGAATGCGAATAAACCCATCTTGGTATGGTACGCCAATGAGCGTAGCATCTGGACAGGTGACTTCGTATGGTTTAGTAGCCAGGTAGGAACTAGTTTACTGCCGCTAGGACCTAGCTTGTCATAGCTGAAGTCAGCCAACTTCTGTGCAGTATCGTGCATGAAGATGTCGTACCTGCTAGGAATGCCTATGAACTGCATCGTCTTGAAACGATTAGATAGGAGGTTACTTACCGTCTGTCTATCAGCAGCAGCAGTGAATGCTTTCTCGTTATTACTGTTATGGAAGTACCACCACGGAGAAGATCGGATATCGTTGATATCAGGAGCCTTCAGATACCTTTCAGCTTCACGTAGCCATGACTCAACACCAGCTATCTTCATGTCGTCCATGAACGACTGGGAAGAGATCTGGTTCAGAGCACGGTTCATAGTTTGGATAGGATCTACGAACTCGGCTGGTTCATACTTGTAGATAGGATTGTTTTTAGTACCATAGGCGTTCAGTGTCTTCAGTGCTTCGCTGTCACGCTCGGTAGTGTAAGCTACCTGGTACTGACGTGCGAGGCTACCGGACTTGGTGCCATCCTTAAACGTAGACTGCCATTGTCCTTGTTCATTAAGCTTGCCGTAGCGATTACGTAGGGCATCATCCAAGTCTAGGATAGACTTACCCTTGGGAACTACCCGGTATGGTTCGTGGATATCAACACCCACCGTTCCATCCTTGGCAGGCTGTGTCTGGGAATAGAAGTCTTTCCACTCCATCGCAGGACCGTGTTCACCACGGAGACCATTCTCGAAGACATCCCTTGCCTTGTCGATATCGTTTTCCTTCAGATGGTGCTTAACCATGTTGAGGACTCTGACGATAGCTCTGCCTTGGGCTTGGTTAGCCACCGGCATAAACGTCCTGTCCCCTTCATATCTGTGGATGGTCGTGGAGCCAGCATGAGTCGCTTCAATCTTAGCTTCCTTGATGTAGTGGGAGTAGTTATACTCGAAGTGACCACCACCTAGTTTGTTGACTTGGTTCCAATCCAGTCCCTTCGTCTCGGCACTATCTGCCAGTACGTATCGGATGTAGTTACGTCCTACTCCTGGGATATCCTTCAACGGACGAAGCTCAGGGTTGTAGAGTTCGATGACCGTGTACTTACCAGTCTTTACTTCCTTATCCAGATCCTTATACGTACCACCTATCTTGGAGGTAAGACGGATATCGTTATGCCCATCGTGTAAGAGAAGGATAGGATCTTCACCGCCGGGGAGGGTGCGGTGAATGATGCCTTCGAAGAAACCACTGGGCGTGGTGTTGCCCAGGTTGTCCTTGAAGGTTACCTGATGTTGTTCAGCACCTAGTCTGACTTTGTTGGTGTACTCACGGAGCGACCGGAAGACACGGTCATTCTCGTAATTCCTTGTGAACGCGAAATATCCTTGCACCTCTCGAAAGGTAGGATCTCTTTGGAAGTTGGTATGGTAGATCTGGTATAGCTCGGCAGGATTCTCTGCGAACTTCCCAAGCTTGCCTGTGGCTTCATTTGGAGTGAAGCGACCAAGATCAAGGGCTCTAGAAAACTCATTATAGATCTGCCTGTTGTTGAACTTGGTTATAGGATTGAGTGTCTTGATGTAGGACCAGACAGCGTTGACTGGTTGTCCTGTAGCTTCATCGATTCGGACACGCCCACGAGCTACGTCTTCCACATACTTCATCTGCTCCTGCAGGAGCTTGTGATAGACGGATACGGAATCGTTAGCGATGTTACGTTGACGTACCTCGAACGGAGACAGTGTTGCCTCGGACGTTCTGGTGTAGCCAATAAACGGAATGGAGTTAACCCAGCCACGGATGCCGTCATTGCTTGCGATAGACTTGGTACTATCCAGTCTAGACATCAGATCTTTGATTACGAACTGTGTCTCATCCAAAGGTTTCCAAGTGATAAGGTGGAAGCCTAGTCCTTGTTGTTGAATAACAGCTTTAGCAACTTCTTCATCAGACTTAAGAGTAGGATGAAACTTAACAGTCCCATCAGGACGAACTTCAATAGGAACATGGCCAGCCTGTGGAGTAATGGTAGTTGCGACTTCAGCTCCATCATCAGTAAATACACGAAGCTCACCGTTCTTATATGTTACTGCACCTAGACGTGGAGTGGTCTCCCATGAGCGCTTGATAGCTGCTTCAGGGATGTAGTGGGTAGCACCTGGCTTACCCTTCAGCTCATACTCAAGGATACCCTTCTCGGAAGCGAAGCGTCTAGCTACCTCCTCGGAAGAGAACTGTTCACCAGTCTCCGCGAAGATACGAACAGGGAAGTTATAGTTGTTGCCGTAGGGATTCCAAACAGGATCTCCGATGTCAGCTATGGCATTCTTCAACCCAGGGTATTGATTACGAACACTGTCTTTTAGTGCTGTGTAGACTTGGGTAGATGCTTCTTCCAGAGATATACGTTGGACCTTAGCTACGTTAGCTATCGCGTCCATCACGTTGAACTCGTTGGTGTAGGACTGCTCCTCCAACCTGTTCATCAGTTCTCTGGATAGAGGACCTGGGTTAGATTTAAGTTTGTTACGATCAAGCTGGAAGCCTGTAGGAAGGGTCTGTTGAGCCCTCTGGATTGGATCATTTACGGCATTGACATCAACACCAGTGCCGCTAGGCTTGGGTTGACCAGTCATCCGTTGAACAGCATCATCTGCTGATTTTTCAACAGCTGCTGTAGCTGTATCTCCGAAGCCTTCCGCTGCCGCACCCTTGACTGGGTTGACAGTAGCTGATTCGCGGATAGCATCAGTCAGTCCCTTACGAACGGTATTGACACCACGGAGTACACTCATAGCTCCCTTGGCGATACCAGGTACAGCTGTAGTGTCTATGACATTGTTGATGTTAGCCAGTAACTGTTCGCCAGAGGACATGCCAACAACTGCGTTAGCCCAGTACAGAGCTAGGGCAGGGTTGTCATTAGCAAGACTGTTCTTGATTTGATCGTACTTGTCTCGGAACTGCGGACCCGGAAGCCGCAGCAGTTCACGAGTTTGATCGTATAAGTTGTTGCCGAGTAGAACACCTTGAACAGCAGACGTATGTTCCATCCAGCCACGGAGCTTGACATCGTTATAGAAAGGAACGAGAGACTTAGCTTGGTCTAGTGCCCAAGGAACAATACCTTGGCTAGAGACGGTGTCTTGCAGATCTTCTACGCCACGTACAGCATATTCACGGTTAGACATGGCGCCTACGGCGTTGTCGATGTCCTTGGATACTACCTCTGGAACTACCTCCATAGCTTTGACAGCATCCCATCCGCCGAAGTTAACCATAGACTTGTAGATATTGTTAAGGAATGCACCGGAGTATCCATCCTCCACTACCGAATTAGGATCGGTAGGCTGTTGCTGCATCTTTTCCCAGTCTTCGATAGACAGGGTCTGTCCAGCTTGCTGAGCACTGTTTATGATTGACTGACGACGATTGCCTTCATTCTCCATATCCTTAAGCTCAGCTGCACGGTTACGGATGTTCTGTTCCTGACCTTGCATGTACGCGTTGTACAGTTCAGGTTCAGACTGATCGATGTACTTACCCAAACCTACGCTAGTCTTGTAGGCACGGTTGGCAGCTACAGGAGCTGACGGAGGTGTGGTGTCGGTACCTAAATCCAGGTTAACTGGGTTAGGTGGTTGTACGTTGGTATCGAGATTAACTGGATCCATTACGCACCTGCGCTACCAATGAAATTGGAAGCCATTGAGAATAGGGTAGTACCAGCGGGACTTAACGTGGGAGCTGCCTTAGTCAGCGCACCACCTAGGGAAGATATGCCTTGGTCTTCAGCAGCGTAACCTTGCAGCTTAGCCATCTGCATCTTATCGGCAGAGATGTTATTCTGGAGTCCGAAGATGTTCTGTCCTATCTGTTCGTTCTGGTTGATGCCTAGAGAGTTAGTGCCAGCTTGTCCAGAGATACCGCCGTAGCCACCACCAAGACCGGAACCATACTGCGAACCACCTTGCACGGAAGCTGCTGTAGCTTGTGCACGCAGCCGCTGCGCGTTACGGAAATTCTGTAGCTGAGCTCTGCTAGCTTGCAGCTGCATCTGTTGGTTCTTCTGTTGGTTGATAGCCTGCTCATTCTGAGCTATGTTCTCAGATACTTGAGTCTCTTGCCCAGCTACCTTAGCTCCAGCAAGCCCTCCGTAGAGGGAAGCCCCAAACCCTGCTATGCCTATACCTATCGATAGTGGATTCATTACGTACCTGTATTAACTGTATCTATCGCGGACCAGCCTATGATATCGAAGGGCTGACCTTGGACGGAAGAAATCTTGTATTGAAGAGCGTATCCGTTGCCACGGACCTTGTGTCTACGTGCTAGGAAGTCGAAGCGAGTGTCTGTAAGGTATACGTACTGGATAGTAGACCAACGATTGGAGTTAGTCTGGTTCGCGTAGTCCCACATAACTTGGAATGTGTAAGCCGATTCCGCTGCGTTAGTTCTCGACAGTACACGGATATACTGCGGTTGGAATCGTTTGATCGCCTGTCCACGTATCTTATACCCAGTTACGAAGAAGCTGGTGTAGTTAACCCCGACACCATCGAAGGAGAAGTAATCGAGGTAGTCTTCGTTGAACTCTTCCGCAAATGTGAACTGGTTGCTAGGTGTCTGAACTAGATACTGGATAATAGGATCAGGTGCGTTGCTATCGCCTGGACTGGAGATGTACTGTATCCCACAGATCTTAGGCGTAGTACCTACGAAGCTGTACGGATAGAATGCCTTATTATACGTATTGAGTGTCAGTATGGAGTCGAACTGGTAACGGTTAGTTACGCTTGTTTCCACAGTACTGAGGTAACACCATTGGATGATGTAGTTGATAGGATCGTACGTACCTCTAGCGTACTTCCTGCTAGACTGCGGTATGTTGTTGTAGAAGGTAAGGATAGTACCTACTGTAATAGGCTCTACCGATAGTTGACCACCCTGCGATGGCGTGACTGCGTAGATGCCCTCTTCATTCCAGAAGTATGGAAGACCTAGGACATTCACGAAGGAAGTCCCGGATATACTTTGCACTTGAGAGAGTTTAGTCACTGTGTAGTCGGTAGCTGCAAAGCCTATGCCTTGGCTACCGGTGATGAACCACACACCGTTGGCAGCGAATACAATCATGCCATTCGCGATAGGGAATAGTTTATAGATAGCACCACAGCCAGGGATGGTTATAACACCACCATCTGTGTCAAGCAGATCGAATAAGTTTTCTGATGTAGGATCGTTAGTCTGGTAACACTTACCGAAGGAACTGCTATCTCCTTGGGTGATGATCTGGGAGAAATAGATATTCTCAGTCCATGTGTAGAATGCGTTAGCTCCGGGACCAGCGTTGTTCTCGGAAGCATCGCAACCGGCGTACCATGTTCTACCTTGGAACCATGCACAAGTTCTAGGACGTGCGGTTGTTATAGTCGTTCCCAATCCTGGGACGCCTGATACAGCAGAGAAGTTTTGGTTGAATGCATTTAGTATCAGACTGCCCTGAGGAGCAGGAGATGAGAGAGTTACGTTAGCGATTGTTACTGCCGGATTGAAGACACCGCTGCTGTTCTTGAACTGCCACCATACGTCTGCATTACTCGGGAAGTTAACAACTTGCTGACTCCATTCAGAGATGTAGTTAGCTGACGCAGCAGGTTGGACGTACCAGATCTCGGAAAGGAATGGACCGTTGAATTGTCCTGTTTGGGAAAACCCAGAGATGAGACAGAATAACGTTGTTCCACTATAAGTCTGAGCTACACACAGCATAGAGAAGGTCATGGTGCCATTTGGCGTAGCAATACCACCAGTAACCTGTATTTGTGTACCGGGAGTTATGGGAAGTCCTGACGGAGCATCATTAAACGTCATACTACCCCCGGGTTGTATGATGTTATTAATACGACTGGTACTGGTAAAGTTCCAAGCTGTAGCGGAACTCCAACCTTGATTGATTAAGTTGTAGTTATGGGTTGAGGTCAGGGTAAGCGGACGAGCTGTAACCGCTGGATTACCGGACTCTACAGCGCCTACGAAGTCTCTAATCTGGATGGTGATTGGATTACTAGCAATGACACCGTTGATGAATGTGCAGTACGCAGGATCGATACTAGGATGAGTTATGAACAGGTAGCCGTTGCCGTCTGTGAACTGGCATTCCTGAGTAGCATCGAATGTCCCTCCTTGTGCCACATACGTAGCGATATCCACAGTGCTAGATAGAAGGTTGCTGCTGGTAGAAGTGGTAGCAGTTACAGCACTGGATAGGTAGAAGTAGATAGTAGTGCCGATTTGTACAACGACTATCTGGGACTCGCCGTCACCACCAGCGTTATTCCACTTATACGTATTGATAGCGGCGTTGCTGTTAGCTACGGTGTTGTATTTGAAGTTAGGTTCGAAGTCGAAACCGAAACGACGTGTGACATCCCCAATCAGAGAAAACACGCAGTTTTCTGTCTGCGTGCAAGCATTCTCTGGGAAGTTCATACCGGTAGCCTCAGTGACGAGGCCTTTGATGAAGTTGTTTTCCGTCTCGGTAGTTAGCTGCTGTGGCATCAGTCGATGATTTCAGTCACTCGTACGTTTCGTTTCAGGAAGTACTGCTGCGCATGCTCCAGTCCCTTATTGAAGGAAGTGAACCTTCCTTTCAGGGGTTCCGGAAGAAGTCCGTTAGTTTCGTATTGGAAGCTCCAGAGATTAGACGAGATGTCCATCTTCAGATGTAGCTTCTGTCTGCCATCGAATAGACGTGGGTCTAACAGACCTATGCTATTCTTAGCAGCTTTACCGTCGATAACCTCGAGCTGTAGGATACGATCGGTAGCGCGAAGGTTGCCTTCGCTTTCAAGTAATTCGGATATCATTGGGCATCCCATCCACGTAATTTGAAGTAGGAAAGTCCTGAGTAGGACGATCTGGCATTCCTGCCAAAGTTAGGAAGTTGGTGGAAGTAACTAGGCTTGTCTGACTTGCTCTTATCCTTCTGGACGGAACTCCACTGCCGCTTGTTCTCCTGCTCAGCCTTCTGATGCAACGTCTGCTTCAACTCGTAGAAAGCTAACGACTTAGCTTCGTTGAGAAGAAGAGGAACCTGTGCTTCGTCTATCAACGGAATGAACGTATCAACCATGCTCCAACGAGGAATGATCTGGCCGTATGCCATACACTTGCTAGCTTGCAGCGTACTATCTACGGTGTTATCGAAGCTGTTGAATAGAACGTAGTAGTCACTGATTATTGTACAGTACGTAGGTTGCTGATCATTAAGGTAATAGATAGTGAAATTACCAGGGAAACTATTGCTGCTATCAGTAAAAGTAAACGATTCGACATCACTGTCCTCTGGGTTATAGCTAGTGACTATATTCATGAAGTCAGTAACAGGAATGACATTCACATCTTGGTATCCCGGAGGAGGAGTAAGTGTAGATACATTCTCGTCAGGAATGTCCACGTTCAGATCGTGGGAGAAACCATCAGTACCTGTAGATGTATTACTGGTATTGTTGTTGAAGTACTTCACCCAACGTATCTTCGTGATACCATCAGGGATAGTCATCAACACCGGAGAAGCAGGGTTCAGGGAAGGTTCGAACTGAAGGAACTGGTTGTGTTCAGGTAGGTGCGTTCTAGTTACTACGTTGAAGTAAGTCTGTCGTATGATCTCAGCAACCTGAAGACTTTCAGGAGTATCTGAGATACTGTTGACCTCATCGGAGTTCATACTAGCAAGTATGCTCTGAACGTATTGAAGTAGAGTTAGTTGCATTATTTACGGTTCCACATATTAAGTCCGATGTTTCCAAACAGGAAGACTATAACTGCATAAGGTATGTATCCAACAGAAGCTGGAAAGTCAGGTGTATGCCAAATCCAGTCTGCAGCCCAGGCATGGTAAAGATTACCAGCCTTATCTCTTCCAGAGATTATCGTATCCCAACCCATCGCCATGCACCACAGTGCAACTGGTAGACAGATTGCGTCTCGCATAATTCTAAGGCCGATATCATCATTGGTAGCTTGTATAATCTGAACCGAAGCATTCGTCTCCGCGATGGTTGTTTGCGCGGCAGTTTGTAGCTGAACAGCTTTCAGAGAAGTGAAGTTACCGATGATTGAAGATATACCTTGGAAGATAGGACCAAGGAGTGGAATCCAGCTAAGCATTCTGGGAACGTCCGTGAGCTAGATACGTAAGCGCACCTAGACCAAGTAGAAACCAAGGAAACCAATGTGGAAGATGAAGCTGACTCATCGGCCCGTTGATAACAGGAGATGTGACGGCATCATTCAACGAAGAAGCAGCGAATAATACGGAGCCTGTTATAGCTTGAGAGTAAGCCAGAATCTTAGTCTGGCTATCTTCCCATAGCCGCCTATACAGCGGCTTTGACGTCGGCAACGACTGTTTTGGTTTCGTTCGCGACATTCGTGGCATCCGTTTGAACTCCAGTAAGACCGCGGCCCTTGACATACCAGCCAAGTCCGAAGCCAGCAGCTAGGGCAACAACACCCGCAATTGCAGCATCCATCAGTAATCTCCAAGTGAAATAAGCATTAATAGAAGATTCAACTGACGTCTTCACAGTCGTTTGAATCATGGTTTGAAGCTGGGCCATAGTGGGCGCAGCAGGAGCAACGTGTTGAACATACGCTGCATATAGTTCGTTATCGATCATTTATTCTTTATCCAATGAATTAGCGCAGCCACGGCTACTACTACACCGACAGTTGCAATAAGGATTAATGTCTCATGGTTATGAAAGTACTGTGACAATCCAACACCAGCGCTACCAGCAACTACCGCAGGAGCGACAGGGCTTGTAGTTTGGGTAGCTAGTTGTATCGAATGGGAACGGACATCAGCGACACGCTTACTCCAGCCGCCACCAAAGGTTGACCAGATAGGTAAGCCACGTAGAAAGGACATACGTTCATCGTTGATGGCATTAATTAGTTGGACGCCTGAAAGATTAGAGAACTTCTTTAGATCGTTCTGAGGACGTCTTAGTCCCGAGTTGACGCCATAATCAAAACAGGTAAAATCAACACCAGAAGGTAGATCGTCACATCCAAGGGCATCCCAATACCTCGCTTTGTAGATGACCTTAGCTTGATCGACGGTCATTCGACGAACATCTTCAGCAGTCCCCGCACCATTAATATACTTCCTATAATCGGTAAGAGTAATACCGAAATTAGTAGGACCACCAGGATCTGCTGCATTATTCGTGTACCCACCTTCATATTTAAGAACTCTAGCGAGACAATCGTTGTAATTATTCTTCATGAGAATTGGCTTCCATGTCCTAATGCACCGGCTACTGAACCGGGAACTGCACTACCATTAGAGGAAAAACAAGATAAGAAATCGATACTATACTTCTGTGTGCCTGTAGTTACTGCTCCACTGTATGTAACAACACCATCAAAAGCTATTACAGAGTTAAGAATAGCCTCATACATAACTGTAAATGTATTATTACTAAGTGTTACTGTACCACCTCCAGATTGTGTGACCACACACCCGGAAGATACTTGAACATGAAAAGCAGCACTTCCTGAGATTATATAACTAGCGGGAAGATTTATATACCCACCTTTGTCATTACTAATATGGGCACTCGTGCTACCGGGGAAGTTACCGAAATTTATGTCGGTAAGGATATCTATAACAGAAGTTTGGTGCATACTTATGGCAACGCAGTTATTAGCACCACCTGAATTATCAAACTTAATTCCAGAGACTTGACACTCTGCGTCGTCTCCGACCAACAAACATACGTTTGTAGCAGGTTTCCAAAGAACACCACTGCTACCAGCGCCTTGGAATAAAACGAAATTAAAGCCTGTTAATTGGCTTTGAATTACTACGCTCTCTGTGTAAGTGCCTGCGGCTATATTGATAGTAGGTTGACCACCTTGGCAGTCTACATTATTCTGTAATGTATTATACGCCATATTGATGGTCTTAAAAGCACCACCTGCCCCAGCGACTAAACCATCGTTAGTGTCCGAACCGTTGTTAACGTCTACGAAGAAAGCAGCGCCAGCTTTTTTCCATCTACCTGAACCGTGAACAACCCAATTGTTATTGTCATTAAAGACAAAACAGCTCTGTCCCGGATAGAGATAGAACGAAGTTACTCCATTAGGAGATACAAGTTTAGCTCTAGCTGTATCTTCATTAAGAAGCAATACAACGAAGTTGCTAGGATATCCTGAAGCAGCTGTAAGGGTTACTGTGTAATAAGCATTACCCCCTAGTGCAATAGTCTTACCAATGTCGGTAGTTAGAACTGTATAAGCGGCTGTCTGAGCAGAACGTGTGTTTGACCAACCTATTCCAAGCATTGCCTGTATCTGGGATACAGTAAGACTTTGTACGTTGGCTGTGCTTCCTGTGTTATTGCCAAGCATTGTCAGCGCAGGCGTCTGAGCTAGATTGGAATTGCTAACTCCGTTGGTTGCTATCTGGGCAGAAGTCACCGCGCCGTTAGCAATCTGAGAAGTACCAATCACACCTACGGGAAAGGTAACCCCTCCGTTGAAAGCGACACCACTATTGAAATTAACAATTCCAGTAAAGGTATCGTTACCGCTGTCAATCTTATTTGTGTTTAAAAGTCCTACAACCGCTCCGGAGGTTCCTACCGGAGGGAACATAATAGGAATAGTACTGTTTACATCTACAAGACGCGCTGGACTGTTTGGGGTAGCAGGCGGAGGAAGATTTAGTATCTGGTTACTATTCATATCCAGATTAGATTCCATCTGATCTGGTTGGGTGCCGTCTCTAGATAGATTGTTATCAAATGCTGTTTGAATGACAGCGAAGTTACTATTGAGAGTAGTCGCCAGCGATGTCAGATTCTGAGGATTGCTGACTGTAGCTAGTGTAATTTTATCGGCCATTTACGATCCATAGTGTTCAATTACGAAAATACTTCCGCTGCCACCTTTACCACCTGCAGATGTGGCTACACCGCCTGCACCACCATCACCTACTGTGAAGGAATATGTTGAAACGGGATTATTTATTATTAAGTAAGCTAGTTCTCCAGAGCCTCCACCACCTCCGGTGTTGAAATTAGCCCCTCCTCCGTTAGCAGCCCCGCCACCGCCGCCTCCTGCATTAGAAACGCCAGCATTACCTGCGCCAGTCCCTGTTAAACCTACGCCTGCTCCGTCTCCACCGCCACCGCCTGAAGAAGCGGCAATAGTTGCGCTTCCAGTGAAGCAACCTTGACCGGGATGTCCGGGGGTGCGTCTAGTTGCAGAGCCTGTTCCACCAGTACCCCCTGCACCGCCTGAGGTTTGTCCATTGCCTCCTAAGGCACCTCCGCCACCAGCGGCATTGATGCTGTTGAATGTTGAGGTTGAACCGGCTGTTCCTGATACAATAACTACACCAGAGTTAGGTGCTCCTGCGCCTCCGCCGCCTCCACCTCGGATAAATACCTCAAGCCAAAGAGCATTAGCTGGAGTTGTATAAGTTGCAGAGCCTACTGTAGTTAAATTTTGAGTTGTAGGAAGAGTTTGCCTAGCTGTAGAAAGAGCAATAGTTCCTGTTGAAGTGATAGTGCCTCCTGAGAGACCTGTACCAGCGGTAATACTTGTTACCGTCCCCGATCCTGCAGGAGTAGTCCAAGTACCATCTCCACGCCAGAAGGTCGTAGAGGAGGCGTTAGTACCTGAGTTGAGATTAGTTACTGGAAGATTGCCAGTTACACCTGTAGCTAATGGAAGACCTGTTGCATTGGTAAGAATACCAGAAGCAGGAGTTCCAAGTGCAGGAGTAGTTAGAGTAGGTGAAGTAAGAGTTTTACCGCTCAATGTCTGCGTGGAATTTGCAGTTACAACACTGTCGGATGTACTTGGGAAAGTCATCGTAGTGCCGTCTGTACCAGCTAAAATAAGACTGTTGTTACTTTGTAATGTTTTAGTGTTAGCGATATTCAACGTACCGCTTGTAGGAGTTATTGTTACTCCATTGACGGTAGCAAATGTTGGGTTATTGGTAGTTGATATCACAGCAGGAGCTGAACCTGCGATTGAAATGTTAGTACCAGCTGAGACACCTGCGCCAGACCCGCTCTGCCAGTTGGCGGCGAAATCGGAATTGCTTGTCTTAGTAAGTACTTGGCCTGTAGTTCCACCGGCAGGCAGACCAGAGATTGTTCCACCTCCGTTGAGAGTATGGGCATCGGCTAGACGGAGAGGTTCGTCTACTGTAACCGGGGCAGGGAGATTCAACACCCTGTTGGAATTCATATTGAGGTTGCCTCCCATGGTATCTCCAGAGGTATCTAGAGCACTGCCGAAGGCTGTAGTAATGGCTGTACTGTTGTTGTTAACAAGAGTCACAGCTGTGGTATCGTTTTGGAATGTTGAGACGTTGTTTAACGTAATAGGTACAGTCATTTATTTTCCTAAAAGAGGGGGCCGAAGCCCCCTATTCTATGCAGTCCTCTTGACGAGGACGGTAAGTGTACCATTTACAAGGCCAGTAACAGTTCCCGCCGTAAGAATGCTGATCCTAGAACCAGCAGTAATATTGGTTGGGGAAGCAATGACAGTGCCATTGATAACGGTATTTGCAGTTCCTGCTAAAGAGACAGTTCCCGTAAGTTGAGCAGTACCAGCGCCAGGGGCGGTAGTTCCACTTTCAACAGTCACCTGGAGAGTGCCGGAAGCACTCGCCGTGCCGAAGACCACCGATGCTCCTGCTACCTGAAACGTCTCTGGGACGTTAGGCATCAGAAAGATAGTAGTTGCTCCAGCAGTTGCGGAGATGTTGGTACCCAGAACGAACTCGTAAGGAATTACGAGAACACCTGCGTCTTCAACTTCGAGGACGTCTCCTTGGTAATTAGCGATAACGGACATTTGATCCTCCGTTAATCGTTAATCGGGCCGTAGACGCCGTAGTAGATACGGAGACGTAGCAGACCGCCACCGGACGAGCCAGTATACGTACCGCCAGCAGCGATAGAGGAAACCCAAGCGTTATTGTCTGGCTGTGGGTTGGCTGGGGAGAACGTATTCGTAATCGCGGGAAGCTGGAAGCCATTGCTGATCCAGTTGCCGGCAGTTACGCCCGTGGTGGAAGCATTGCCGGTGATCGTACCATCTGCAGCGATATGCCACGTACGGCCAGCGACCATAGCAGCATTCGTGAGAGAGACGATCTGTGTGCCAGCGTTCGGGGTTACCTGAACGAACTGACCATTCGACGTGCCTGCCTGCGCAGCATTCTCCGAAGTGACGAGACCGACGGCAATACCCGTAGCAGCACCCGTACCCGCGTTAGCGGAGACAAGGCAGTCTACCTGGACTTCTGCCCAGTAGATTTGAGGATTGACGTAGGTAAGGACACCGCTAGAGTTAGCGGCAGTTACCGGTGCAGTAATCTGCAACGGAATTTGATTCGTCATCGACTGAATACCAGCAGCGATTGGGAAGCCGGTGCCGGAGAACGACGATGGAAGCGCAGGAACCTGCACAACACCGTTGCCATTCGACAGAGCCCCAAGGCTGATGTATTGTTCGAAGACGCGATTAGGACCGAGATACTGGTAATCACCACCCATCTCGGGGATAACCTTCTGTACTCCATATTGGATCGGAAGGCCATCTTGGTTAAACCAAAAACCTGCAACCATTCTATACTCCTATTAAGTTGGAACGGCAGAGGTAGCGGTGAGGACAGTAACCATGTTCTCAGGACGATACAGCTTGAAGCCGTATTCCGCGATCGTCAGATACTCTGTCTGCTGGAGATCTTTGTTGAACTCCGAGTAAACAGTTGGTTCCTGACGGAACGCACCAATCCACGGGCAAGTATCGCCGGGGGTTGCTGAGAAGAAATAGTTAGCCACACCACCAGTGACAGTCGTCGAGCTAATCGTTTCGGAAGCAATCGCCGGCAGGTAATTCGACACATAGATGTCGAAGCCATAGACGTTGAACCGGAACTTAAAGCCGGTAACGATGCCATCACGAGTCACGTCACCCCACATGGGATTCGGTGTCAAGAGGTTGACAAGGTTAGCTTGCGTCTGCAGCGTATACGCCACGGACGGATCGACAACAGCACAAAGATTGATGAGAGGCACGTTAGCCTTGGTCAGAGCATATTGCGCACGAGCGAAATCCGCCAGAGCAATAGATTGACCAGTGCCAGATGCTACCCATCTGTGATCTGCATTGTTGATGATATTTGTAGAGCCAGCAGTTTGTCCTGCATTCGCTTGCGCGAAGATGCGAGATTCCACGGCTTCCATAAGCGCACGATGTTGACGTGGCACGAATGCCGCGATAACGTCCTGCGAGTAATAGCTATCGCGCTTGAACTTTTCGCTGATTGCGTTAGCTGAGTACTTGTACTGGTCGAACTGGAACTGGAAGTTACCGGTCGCCATGTTGTTGTACTTGATCTGTTGATTCTCTTGGAAATCAGCAGTTTCAGCCTCACCAATCGACGGAATGTTTAACGTAAAGCCATCGGGGAAGTCTTGGATGATTCGGACAAACTTCATGGCATTCAGCTCATCAAGAAGCAATTCTTTGATCTCTCGAGACCAGAGTTGCGTCCTAATGAGATTCTGAGTGTTCAGGTCTGTAAAACCTGCCATAAGTTATCTCCTAGGGTTGATTATTACCCCAGAATGCTTCAGGGCCTAATTCCATCAAGGAATTGTGCATTTCCAGTGACACCTTGGGGTCTAGATACATCCTAGAATCACCCTTCTTGAGTTCTTGGTAGTAAGACCAATCCTTCTTCTGAATCTTCGGAGAGAACTGTTCCTGTCGAACAGAACTGCGTGGAAGGTTATAAGCGTTAGGACGGGGTTGTTCTTCGAGACCGAAAGTTCGGGAAAAGACGTTAGGATTAGTCTTTGCCAGATTATCGGCGAACTCAGGGGTTATTTCTAGTTCTTCTAATTTCTGTTTAAGTATTGGTTGATAGTCTTCACCAAATGCTTGGCGAAGCTTGGCTTGGGAGATACGGAGGTTCTCGGCTTGCTTGGCGGCGCTTTCACGCTTAGTCAACTCACTATCGAGAAGTCTTTGGATATCTTCCTGTTGTAGAGGCTTTACGTCGTTCCCAGGAGGTGTTGCGGGGGTGTCGTTCCTACGATTGTCTAGGCGGTCTATCAATTCGTTTAGGTGGGCACTCGTATTTCTTTCTTCCTGAAGCTTTAGATGATCAGCACGAAGCTCATCCATCCTAGCTGTCAAGATCTGGATGTAGTTGTCAGATTCGATTTTACTCTTAGCCAGAGCTTCTACATCTTTGAACTTCTTACCTTCGCCGACTAATTGGTCTACGGCTGGGTTAGAGTTCTGGCTGTTGGGTCCTAACAGGTCGTTCATTTGTTTCCTTGTGGTCTAAGGTGAATAATTTCTTGAAATCACGTAGACATTGTTTGTATCCGTTGGCATGGGCTTGTCTGTGATGCCAATTAGGATTGTCATACGACTTGGGCGAAACTTCCTGGTTTTCCAGAGATGCTTCGTTTTGGTGGATCAAATCGAGGATATGATCAAATAATTTATGTGCGCGACGTAGCGTAGCTAGGTAGCGTTCCTTCTCAGCCTCAGTCTTAAGATGTTTAGTCCAAGCTGAGACGGCCATCAGTAACCTTGCATTCCTTGAGGTTGTTGAGCCATCGGCTGCGGAACTGGCTGATCGGTAGGCATCGGAGTACCATCATGCTCAGGAGCTGGCATCTGATGTGGTTGTACGTTGCTCATCTTCATCGGAGGACGGGAGTGTTTCATCTTCTTTTCGGCCATCAGTTTTGTCCTGTTACTTTCTTAGCGTTGTTGAATGTACGGCGGAATGCGCCTATCTCGTCTTTGATCCCTTGCATCCTGATACTACCACTTTGAAAGTTGGTATCTGGATGATCGGCGGGATTCATCGGAGTACCCATCGGAGGATACGAATTTACTTCAGGTTCAGACATGGTGTCAGACATATCGTTTTCCTATCGTTGCTGCGCCATCGTTGCCTCGAGATGACGTAGGTTTCAGTTTAGGTTTAGGATGCCAGGTAAGATTGGGAAGCTTACCCATCTTCTTCATTCTGGTCGTCACTGCGTGCCTATCGTACCTGTCGGTGTGGCGTTAGCTGGTGGATTACGCTGAAGACCTAGTTGTTGACCGGGTCTGGTTTGTTGTGGAGGTGGAGAGAAGTTACCTTGCTGATCTACGTCGTAGTCACCTCCCATGCCTGTCGCTGTACCCATCTCTTGGTGGAGTTGCTCCTGCATCGCTTGGATGAAGCGTTGTGCATCTGCTTGTTCAGCTAGTTGCACATACGGTGTCACGACGTTGAAGTCTTTCAAGTCGAAGACGGATTCGAGTATTTGGGCCAGTTTAATGCCGGAGAAGTGGGGCATGACAGTTTGCCAGAGACCACTTCCGGTGAGCGAGGTGAGATTCTGGACGAGTTCCGCTTGTTCCGCGAAGTGCCTGGCACCGACCGCCCTGATACGACCCACTCCGGTGATGTCATCCACGGTGAGGGTTTGGAACGTAGCAGCGTCAAAGTCGTCATCGAATACCTTGATAGAAGTTATGGATTGAAGGTTACGTTGAGCCATCTCAAGCATTGCGTTGAGACAAGCGTCTAGGAAATCAGAGAATTGATAAATCTTGTTCTGGAACATACGAGAACTGGCATTTTCAAGCCGTTGTACCTCGTATTTAGTCTTTTCACCCGGACTACGGATGCCCATAGCTTCCTTAGGTGCGCCAGCCATCTCTTCCATCTCGTTGGCGTAGCTATTTATCTCCATATTGGATTGGAAGACGTTAACATCAGGAACTACAAGTTCTACGTCACCTTCCTCGGAGACAAAGATCTTTTCTCCGGGTTGCCAAGTGAAATCTTCAACGAAGCCCTTCACTTTCTGGACTGGGTAGGTAACGAGGTCCCAGATATCAGCTTTCATGTTCTCGACATGGTCTATCCGGTATTGCATACCGATTAGATTGTCTAGTGGACCCATCCCCCAGAGATTATCTTGCTTACGACGCCAAGGGCTGTGATAGATTGCAGGATACCCATAAAAGCTATCGTTAGGGCGATTATTGATGAGTTTATGGCGATCAACGACAGTGATAACTCGATTTTTCTCAAAGGTGTCTTGGTATGGATCATACCAGTCTCCATAAAAGGTTAATATCTCTACGAAATCTGATTGTAGATACGCTCGGAAGGATGTGAAGCCATCCATCGCGTAAAGACGGTCTTTCTGTATCCAATCGCCTTGAAATTGCTGGGCGTGGAAGCGGATTTCGCGGAGGTAGTTGTAAAGTTCTTCATATTCCTTCTGGTTCTCGTCGTTGGAGATACGTTCCAGAAGAGATTTCAATTCTCCTAGTGAAATGATTGATCTTATGATCTTAGGAGATTCAATAAATGATTCTGCAGTGGGATTGAATACGATGTCAAGAGGAGATATCCGCCGAAGACCAGGACCGACAAACCCAACTTGAGTTTTGTTCTTTTGCTCAACCCTCATATCCTTCCATTCAACTGTCGCAAAACAGTTTCCAAAATCGATATAGTCTTGTATAAGTTTTTCAGCTTCCGACTTAAAAGTAGGTTGTTCAACACACCAACGCATGTAATTAACAATAGCGTTACGCTTATCCATGCTTGCTTGGTCATCTGCCTCCCATTCCAACCACTTCCGTTTCGGGAAGAGGGTAGCGGTGTAGTTCGCAAATAGATTGTCGCGAATCTGACACAACTTCGGAATGGTAGTTTTATTCTTCCAGGGTAGTTGGACGTTACTTGTTTGAGTCGTATCTGTCTGATAGACGTAACGACGTACTTCCTCCCAATCCTGTTTCTTCACACCACGCATCGTATCCCACTGGATATACTTCTCAGTGAGACGAGTGGCCAGTAGATCCGGGGAGATTACATTCTCTAACGGTAGGACTTTACCGGTCATGCAACACCGCCGAACTTGGAGTGGAAGTTAAAGGAAGGCATTGTTTCTTTCTTGAGTCTGTACATGTCCAACGGAGCCTTGCCTTGTGCGAAGTCGATGGCGGATGCTAGTGCATCCTTGACGTCATCGTGAGCTGGGTTGGCGTACATCAGTTCTTCTTCTAATATTTGGGTATTGCCGGATGGATAATGCCAGATTTGTTTGTTGGCATATCTGGGTTCTAGGATAGACAGGATTCGTTCTTCCTTGGCACCTGTCCAACGGCTAGGACGGTATTCGTCGATAGAAAGGGAGAGACCGTAGGGACGGATGTAGTTGTCCTTCAAATCGTTGACTATAACTTGTTGAGCCACACTTACTTCGCATCGAATCTTTCGAAAACCCCATTTCTGATAAAGGTTCAGTATGTGGGAGAAGTATTCGCTCGGTTTGTCTGTTTTGAATCTGTCTATCTCTAAGACGTAGAAGTTATTACGGCCATCGACGCCTACGACGACGATGCTGGAGTAGTCCGCTTTCTTGCCTGTCGAGTACGCGAAATCGACGGCTGCGAAGACGTTGATACGCTCTCGGTCGTAGAACCAGGCCCAGTCTCTTCGGAGGAGCTTGGCGGGTTCGTAGTATTGGAAGAGTTCTCGTCGGAAGACGCTCTCGTTACTACTGTGTGGATCGTTGTAGTATTGGGCTCGGAAGTGCACCTGGTTGAGATACTTACTTCGCTTTTCGTTAAGAATTCCTTGGTCGAATCCGAACCACTTCCCGTCAGCTCGTTGTTGACGAGGCCAGAGAAATTCTCCTGTTCCATCGCCAGCTGTTTCCACAGGATATTCTTTAGTGTCAAATAATGGTTCGCGAGTGGTGACGTTACCAAATTCATCATAGTGGGGTATCTCTAGTTCAATTAGTTTGGAATATAGATCGAGTGGGTGATATCTAGTCCCGACTACCCATTCACGGGCATTGACGGTTTCGATGGATGAAAGAAGGGAGTATTGATCTTCTACCTTGTCTCTAGCCATCTCGATGTAGGCGTTGTCAGAGACAACGACGTCATCTAGGACAGCAATATCGCAATGCATACCAACAATATTGGAAGTAAGACCAGCAGTGAAAATACTAGGGTCGCGGATCGACTCGGCCCGTCGCCGTGGGTCATCTAGTGATATTTCCCTCTCTGTCCACTTCTCTCGCTTAGCTTCTTCCTTGGTAACCATTTCTGGCCAGTAAAGACGGTATCTAGGATCGGTAAGAATGTCCTTGATAAACTTCAACTGCTTGATTGCAAGGTTGGCTGTCGAAGAAATGTACAGGACACGTAACGTAGGGTCCCGTGTAAGTTCCCAAGCAACCCGATATGCTATCAAAGCTGATTTCATATGATCGCGAGGCAGAAGAAGTAGTTGATGGTTGTTGGCGTTGCTTGCTGTCCACCATTTGATTACTTCCCTGTGGATATTACCGAGTACACGGTGAGGATGCACAACCTTGATGAACTCTTCCAGGGAAGATTCAGCAAGTTTACGACGTTCTTCCCGTGCTTCGTTGATAGCTGATTTCTTAGGTCTAGCCATCCAGTTATCGAATCATACTGTGGTAGTTACGGCTGAGACTTTCAGTCCAGATCCCGGTAAGACAAGAAAATCAGAAGTCTGGCCAGCACCCATGCGCAGATTGGTATTAGCAACAGCGGTAGGGTTAGTACCAAATAAGATTGATGCAGTGCCATCTACAGTAATCCTTACCACACGAGTATTAGTTTTAAACGTTGCTGATTGTGCAGCGGTAGCTGTGAATGAGACTGGAGCTTGGTCTGTACCTGGTTCAGCTGGGAGGATATTACCATTCTGGTAAGCTCCTGAATCAGGGTATTCCCTGATATACATGATAGACATTAGTTATTTCCGTTGTAATGACCCAGCTTAGCCAGGGCGATGCTTATTTTCTCAAATCTGGAGAGATTCTCGATATGACGTTCGGAGTCTTTCTCTTCGTGTTCTCGGAGCCACTCTTGTGTCTTGATGGTTGTTTCTTGTATGGCTGTACCAAGTCTATCGAATTTATGGTTTACTCTGTTTAGAATAAAAGTCTGAACGGATATAAGACCAGTAAAGATAGCAGCTAAGATAGTTGCTGTCTGTTGAGTAAGACTGTCGAAGATCATAAGCTTACTTACTTAGCCCGTCAGCGAAGCTGACTTAGTACGCCACATCCATGGGTATACGCAGGTCATTTCTCTTCCTTCATGATTGATGGTTTATTAGCCAGTTCATCCGAGATAGCCTTGTCCAGAGCTGGAGAGACTTCCTTGACCTTTGCTGGCTTCTTGTTTAGATGTTCAGTGAATTGTGGTTTAGTGTTGTCTGGATGAGTGTTCATCAGGCAGTCACTGTAGGAGTAGCTGGGGCTGGATTGAGGGAGTTCTGAAGCTGAGAATTCAGAGCATTCAGGTTAGCTACGGCAGCTTCCACACCAACGGAATCGTTACCAGCCTGAGCAGCAGAGAGAGCTGCGATCTCGGCGGAGATCGATGTGGTGAGGGTAGCTACGGCAGCATTGAGGTCGTCGAGAGCAGTCATTATGAATGAAGTCCTTATTTCAATTATCTTGAGAAGTTTATGTATATCTTCTAGGTTGGGTTCGCGGTCAAGGTTAAACACCGCGTTTCTTATCAAGAGCTTTGTCTTTAGCAGAGCCTAGCTTGATACCTTTCTTTTTGTCATCCTTAGCATCAGATGACTTAGTCCATTTGCCTTTAGGCATGTATAAATCCTATAGTTAATGCTAGAATTATAACTACTGTAGCTAAAGCTGCAAGCATATAGGAAGCACCGTGGATATTCATTTACCTCTTCCTACAGCAGATTTACCTTTATGTTTAGAGTTCCAGATCTTAGCAGCCTTTGTCTTAGCTGCCTTTAGTGATAAGCCCTTAGCTACAAAGCTATTTCTAATCTCTTCGTATCCCTTAGGCATTGGAAGCATTATCCCACTTAGAACGACGTAAGTTCTTGGGTCTTTCGATAGGTTTCACTCTCTTACCTTTTTTGTGGTCCCAGTTGCTTTTCACTTGACTTTCTCCGGAAGTGCATTAGTATGACAGAGTTGTAGGAGAAAGTAAATGAAAAAGAAGAATACAGAAACAATTGAAGAGCTAGAATACCTAAATAATAAACCTAGGCGTATTTTCTGGAAACATGTGGTTGGTCCCGATCTTACCGAGATCCAAGAAAGCGATCTGGTTTATGATGCTTATGACTTTAAAATCCGGCAATTGGAATGGAGACCGAGGAATGTGTACTAGAATGCCCCTAGGAAGCCGAGGGAAGGCCGTGGATGCGTTTTAATCGTATTTATGATACTAAGTACCTGACCCCCCTAAAAAATATCTCCTTGGCCTTGCTGGAGGTTTTGTGCCTTCCGATGCTGTTTATGGGTTGGATGTTGTTTTCTGGCTATCGTGTTTACTATGCTTGGGATCCTTTCGGTAGTTTTCATATATTGGTGAGACAATGACTGAACTATACCAAATACAAAGATTAAATAGAACCGTAGAGATTCTATCTAAGAAAATAGAAATCTTGGAAGATTTTCTTAAAGAGGAAGGAATAGATCCTAATCCTATCTACGATGCTAACCATGTTAAAATTTTTGGTGAGTAATTTACGAGGTGTAATTCAAGGCGCGCGAAGGTACCCCTATACCCCCTTATGCACCCTAAGACTCTAAGCTCGCTGATTACTTAGTCCCTAAGATACTTACGTAGTGTACTGTAGTAATAGCTAAGACACTTGCTCTATGAGACAGTGATACCGTAAGATACTTAGGTAATAGCTTAGTTACTAAGTAATATCCTTAGTAGTCCGGCCTGTGGTAAAGAAAGCACAAAGAAAACTATGAGGCTTTCATGCAACACATGGCCAACAAGGGTTGGCTTATACGATTTAACGATGATTAGAGTTATTCTAAACTAGATGGCTTGAATTAGTGGATGGCAGGGATTATACTTTCACCATGGTCGGAAGGCCATCTGTTCCGGGAATACCTAGCCAGCGTGCATTGGTATCGAACAGGTTGTTTGACAAGTGAAACACGACAACAGCCAGCAAGCATAAGCTTGACTGGTTATTGTCATTACATGAGAGGATAGACCATGAATACAGTTACAGTTAAAACCGATGTTGCCCTCGCTCTTGGCGATGCAATGCGCAAGGCTGCTCTTAGCTACGCCGCTAAGACTGGCACTGCCATTGACCTTGTTGTGGTCAAGTCAGCTAATGCCAAGCATGAGTTCAGCTTAGCACCATCCAGGTTGATGAATGCTATTCGATCCACTCTATCTCAAGAGGAGATCGACGCATTGCCACGGCCGAACAGCCGTTACAATGATGCTGAGGTTGTGGCCAGCAACGAGATGGCAGATATCAATCTGTGGAAGGACCCCTCCAAGCCGGATGGCAAGGCCAAGGAACAATCGTTCTATGTTGTTTGGTCTGACAATACGCCGGAAGGCGTGAACGTCATCAAGGAACTTGACTACTGTTCGCGTATCAACGCGGAGGGTATGAAGATTGACGACATTCCGTCGGCTTGGCAGAAGCAACACAACGCCACGCCTCAGACACTCAAGAAATACCGCAAGTATCTTGAAGGCCGGCGGGGTACAATCCGGAAGGCATACAAGGATGCAGTTCGGTTGATTGTTCAACTCGAAATGGTGAACGAGCTGGATGGCTGCATCGCTGAGATTGAGGACGATGAAAACTATGTCATCGTTTCGAACAAGCTCAAACCAAAGGCCGAGTGGAAAGAGTATTCAATCGGCGCCTTCCTTAAGCTTGATCCACTTAAGGCAAGCGAAACGGATGGCAGCTATGCTGCTCTTGAGGCTACCGCCAAGCGTGAGCAAGGTGGCAGCAACGGGGTGAAGGGAACGGAACTCAAACTCAATGCCGTTGCCACTCCCGAGAGCAGCGACAAGGTGGCGACGGTATGGCACTCATACCTAGCCGAATTGATGGCTGATCGGAAGGGCGACAAGTACGCCGCATACATTCGTCACCTTACCAGTGACGGAGGACGGCAAGCGGTGCTTACATTGCGTGGTATCCAACGCGCAATCAATGGTATCATGCAACTTGATACCATCCGATCGATTGCTGATATCGAAGAAGAGAAGATCAAGAACGCGGCATAACGTATACCAACTCAACCCTGTGGCAGCAATGTCACAGGGTTTTTCTTTGTCCGATGGAGGTAACATGATACCAATATTGCGTTGCCGTTATGTTCTATGCTGCGATGCACATACTGCACTGCACACTAAACTACCGTTTAGTGATAGGTTTTCATGCACGCGCGCTGTAGCCAACGTATAAATCGTAATGTCAATTAGTAAATCATTTATACCGTTCAATAAATGTCTTGACAATTAACGCACTAACAGTCCTCGGCTTGACTTAACAGACCATCAGCTTATAATGGTAGAATGGCAATCTCGCCATAAATCGAGAGGACGAAATGCTCTACATCATGACTGCAAATGGTTGGCAGCTTTGGCTTCCAACGTGTGTGCCTTGCAGCAATAGCAACGATCTGCAAGGTGTGTACCGTGGTGAAAGACTTGCTGTAGTTCAGAGCAAGCTACAGCCACGTATCGACGCATTCTGCCGTGCGCTTGGTAACTTCCATCCTGTGAACCATGCGCATGAGTTTCGAGGTGATCACTACATCGAACCGTTGTTCGGTGCATACGGAGAGAAGCTGTGATGTGCGTTGTAGTCAGCGTGCAATCATATCTATATATGGAGTTCTTACTTCGTGGATGGAGGGCAACTGACTACATCTACGTCGGCAAAGAACTATTTGTCTTACTAAGACCACCGCGTTAACCATTAGCCTCGTCAGTAGACCGTGTGTTTATTGACGGGGCTATTTCTTTGTCTGGAGGTAACTATGGCTGTTGGGATAGACACCCGTTCAAACAAAGCTATTAAACGTTCATATCAGAGTGCGGCATCTAGGTTAGCCAACCAATACCTGTACGAGCTTGGACGTAAGAAGCCACGTTATCCTGTACCTGCTGTGCGTTATGAATGGGATTGGTACAAGAACTTAGGTACGGGTGAGATTGAAGTTGTTCTCATTACCTATGGTGTGTTTTGGGAGACACCTATATCTGGAGAGGATTAATGGTACACATGAATGATATTCCTGCATGGGAATACAACGCTGAGCGTAGATTGAAAGATCATCTAGCTTGGCGTCTTGCTTATATCCGTGGCTATCGTGAGCCACGGTATCCTGTGCCTGCTATTCCATTGCTGACTGTATGGCCAAGCGATGGATATCTTGGCTGTGTGTACATCGATGATCTGAGCAATGGCGAAGATGATCCGATGATGGTGCGTGGCTGGGATTTCTGGGAAGGTAAATCCATGCTGTATTGGTGGTCTGAACGATACGGCATGCAATGCGAGGACTTCTAATGCGCTTAGTTCTTATCGACGGAAGTAATCTATACGAGGGTGCACGTAGCGCTCGTATCACAATCGACTACGCACGATTGCTTGATCTACTCAACGAAGATGGTGATCTGCTTCGTGCGTATTACTTCACAGCACTGATGGATAAATCCATCGAGAGTAACGTGCGCAAGACTGTGGATTGGCTCAGTCACAACGGTTACATCTGTGTAACCAAGGAAGCGAAGGAATATCCTGTCGTTGAGAATTACATCGATGAGAGTGGTCACGTCAGATCGAGAACGATCAAGAAGTTGAAAGGTAATGTCGACATCGAGATTGCGAGTTACGCTTTCATTCAGTCAGCGAGGTTGAAGCTGAGTGAGTTGTGGTTGTTCTCTGGTGATGGTGACTTCACGTTGATGGTGAAAGAACTTCAGGAACAATACGCAATGAAGGTGTATGTTGTGTCTGCCATCGGCATGGTCAGCAATGATCTACGTCGACAGGCAGACAAGTTCATCAATCTTACGGATATCGCAGATGACATCCGTCGTATTGGATAGAGACAATACAATTAGCTGTCGTCGTCTACCATCCGGTAGACTTATCTCATTAGCTGAAGAGTGGAGGAGAAAGAATATGACTTGGAAGGAATTACTTGTTCATCTGAAAGCGATGGAGAAGATTGGTCATACCAGTATGGAGCAGACCGTGTTCTTCATCAGTGGTGATGATGTTATCCCGTTGGATGTCTTCGAGTCGTTGCGGACGGGTGATGTCTACTTCATGACCAACATCGTCAACTCGGAGAGCAACGATGAATAAGCGTATCTGTCTGTTCTGCCACAAGGTTGGTATCACCATCTTCTTCAAGAACGGTAATCAACTGAAGAAGCATGTACGGGACAAGCATCCTCGTACTGCGGCAGAGATAGCTAGAGATCGTGAGTCACTTCGTCAGTATCGTAAGAAGGTACTGATGATGCACGCCAGATACGGAGCTAGGGACTATCCGCTGTAGGTAGCCGCTGACGCGGGCACTAAGTCTATGTATATCTAACCTGGCGGCGGATCGCCGCTTATAGCACGTGATCCGTCGCTTGTCAACAGGAAATAAGCCGTTATGACAGGTTTCAACGACTACGGAGGGTGAAATGACTACGTCTAGTAAGGTGTTACTACTACTTAGTGCTGGTCTGTTGTTGGCCATCACGTTTAATGTTCATGCACTGCGCAAGGTCAGGGGAGCCGAGAATGCTGTTGTACCTATTACTTACGTCCATCGTATTCGCACCATCCATGTCCGTCCCATCACGGATGCGAAGCCGGTACAACCACCGCAATTCATTGAGTTTAAGGACTACACTGGGCTACGCACGTGGGAAAAACCTCAGGAACCGTTGAAGGTGCTGGTGAAAGAGGTGGATGAACGGCTGGTCATCACAACGTCTGTCCTCCTTGTTTTCATAGCAGGTGTTGGATTCATCTGCGGATATGGAGCAAGGAAAACGAATTAGTAGCCTAGGATTTGACTTAACAAATCCACTGTACTAATCTGGTACAATCGGAGGAAGGTCATGATCGTAAATCATTACGTCGTTTACCATAAGCGTGGCAGGATGTTCGTATCCATCCCTGCCGATGTCGTAGAGAAGCGTGGCATCAATGCTGTGAAGCATCGTGCTTGGCAACAGCTGATGGGCAAGGATGCACTAGACGATGACGTCGATAAGAAATCTCCTACCCGAGAGATACTTATGGACGAGATGCTTTCTCGTTATCGTCGTGAACGTGCTGGTGTTTACACCACGTTCGTCAGCACCGTGAAGGTAACTCTGCTGAGGATCAGCCATGGCTAGACAGAAACCAAACGTCATCAAGCTAGCCAGACAGCGTCGCGCATGGGCGAAGTCTTTGTCTAGACGTGGCATGATGCAACCTAACCGGGATGTCATCAAACAATATGCACTGGCAGCAAGAGGATTACAGGACGAAGAGTTCGTCGATCGTGTCGCTGATACGATCAAGGTCAGAAACAGAGAGGCGCTAAAAATACAAGGTGAATTGGAGGGTTGGTTGCCGGACAGTTGTAACATGCGGTTCAGCGGTCCGGGTCCGAACAATCCGTTCCAGGAATGTTTCACCTACCACAACTCACGCAAGGATTGTTTCGTTGTTGTCCATAAGGACTTAACACTCGGCATCGAACGAAGGTCCACGACGTATTCCAGCAAAGAACTACTACTTATGTGTTGGGGTATGGACGCAATCCAGTGGGTGTTTAAGCGCCTCATATGAGGTGAACCATGAAACCTATGTTGCTAGAGCGGGACGGGCAGCCATGCCCGTACTGCCTCTATCCGATGGATAAAACAGATCATTATTTGAAACCCACTACCGATCACATCAGAGCCAAGTCCAGACGGCCAAGACTTCAGTTGTTGAAAGAAGAAAATAATTACAAACGTAAACCCGAGCGTACTCTTGTTGTATGCAGCCAATGTAATTTCATGAAGGCTGATATGACATTAGATGAGTTCGTGTTGTCTCTTCAACAAAGAAACAAAGAACTTCAGCAAGACATTAACAAGAACCTCTCTCGCATCAAAGCGGTGAGTTATCTCATCCAGATTGGATTGGAGCAGTGACATGGATATGGAGATTGTTAATAGAACGGTTGATGTTCTCAACCATTACCCTGGCCCTGTCTTGATAGCCACGTGTATCATCACGTCTGGTGTCATGGCATGGACTGTCCTTCGTTGGAAGGAACATCAAGACAAGCAGCGAGCGGACAATGACATGAAGCGCCGGGCAGTGCTGGATCAGATGTATGCTGATGCGTTCGGCGATGTGTTATTCCAGAAGCTTCACGATGGGGTAATCACCCGTCACGAATACCGCCGTGACTGCAAGCGATTTGGTATTGCTTACAGGTTGGGTGATCTGCTGACGCGGAAGAACCCGAAGCGAGGGATGCGTTATCGCATCATCCGTAATTGTCAGGACATTCACCACACACCGAGCACGGTGGGTAAGATACCCGGTGATCGTCCGATCCAGAACCCACGCAACGATATCCCCGTAGTTGCAGTGGTAACCCAACGTAAAGTTTGGGTAGCTCGGGGTAAACTGAGAGAGAGGACTACATGAATATACAAGTCATCGTAGAGAAGAAGGCTGGCCACGATATACCGCGTGGCTATCTTCAAACCATCCAGAAGAACTGTCCAACATACCACGGACTGACGATCCGTAGTGTCGAGGAAGATCATCCGGATAAGCCGTTGTTGGAAACGTCGGCGGATCACAAGGTGTTCGATCTCGATGCGATGTGCAAGACATTGGCACAGCTGAAGGATCTGGATGTCACGCTGTCATTCGGCCATGTAGTGAAGGATTTCAATCCCGAGACTGACATGATGCCGTTCGTATTCCAGCAGTCAGCGGAAGGCGGCACGCAAGACATCCTTGCTGTTCATTTGGAAGGTGACTTCCCAAACTACAGCAAGCCCGACAAGGGACACACCGACGAGTATCATCTTTGGGAGGACTTCATCTTCCCGACGCTGCTCGACAAGTTCGAGGCATCACAAGACATCGAGGACTTCTTTCGGCGTCTGCGTGCATCCAACTTCGAACAGGCGGTGATGAACACGGTGTCTCATCGTGCAGCCTGTGTCTTCATTCCATTGACTGGTGAACCGATCCGCTTCGGACGCAACGAACTCGGCGGTGCATTCGAGTGGGGCAACACATCCAATACGTTTGGATGGGGCAGCCAAGGTACACTGGCGAAGGCAGCCGAAGCAGCTGTTGCTGTCGCCAGGAAGGGCGGTCGTCTTGCCCGTGCGATGGGATCAACTGCTGTCTCAACGACGACGGTGCCGGAGCCAGAGAAGCACGAGACGAAGAATCCTCCCGGCGTGCACAACGTGCCGAACGTGCCGGCCAAGGTAGGGGATGACAACGATCCCTTCAAGAAGTTCGAAGGTACGTCCGCTGATACTCATCAGATGATGGAAGTACCTGTTGGTCTGCAAGGCAACGCCAGGAACCGTTGGGTTCGAACGTTCCTCGGTTTGTCGTCTCAAGCAGAACTTCCGAAGGGCTATGATCGGAAGGGATGGAAGATGCCTGTCCCGCTCGAGCTGATTGGTTTCGCTCAGGAGGACGTCTCAACCAACGACGAGGTCAAGAGGTTGCAGGATCGCATCACTCGCTTTCGTTCGCCTGAAAGCGAAGAGGATGCACAACCTGTAGCCCAGCCCAAGCCGGATGAACAGCGTCCACCGTCGGACTTTCTGCCGGAGGTATCAGCCGATGAAAGCAAGATCGCGGCTGATCTTGTCACGGAGTGGGCAACCAATCCGAAGGCACCTACGGCCAAGGAAGTTATGACCATCGAGAAGAAGTGGCCGTTGTTCACTACCAGTCGTGGCATCACCCTCGCCAACGTCGCTCGGTGGAGTATCGCCGAGAAGAAGATGTTCGCGAAGAAATGCCCGAACGATGCCGCCCGACTTATCTCTGAACTGCTGATCAAACTTGATGAGCACAAGGAGTTCGATCAGGTCGAGGCACAGCCAGGTGACACCGAGAAGAAACAGGTGGAAGTTCCACCGGTTAAGCCTGGAACTCCTGCTGCCAAAGGCGGGAGACTTGCGAGGGCGAAGGGCGTTGCAGCTTAACGGTCGGTCACTTACTGACATAGAGCTACGCAGGTAGTACGACGGGTCCGTCATCCTCTCCCGTCCGAACTCTAGCGTAGGGCTGGCTCGCATCAGGAACCCCCAGGGTGCGGGCCAGTCTTAGTTTATTCAGGGAGCTAAAGATGTTCTTCTTTCGCAAGCGCAAGTTCATACAATCATTGGGACAACAGTTCACTCCCGACATGAGCAAGGTGGAGGACAGCGAACACAAGCTGGTATTCCTTAACGACGATATCTTGCCAGGGTATCAGCACCATCACAAGATTGAGAAGCATCTGAAGGTGGTGAGCCGAGGATTCACACAGCAGCATTTCGATTACCGTGTCGGTAAACATACCGGCAAGGCTGTTCCTTTCCACGTCAACAAAGATGGTGGACTGAAGGTGAAGGGTAAGATCTGTGCCGTAGAGAGCAGAGCAATCCCTATCCTTGACAACCACTACAGGAATGGTGTAGAGTTCGCCAGGGTGCGGACCCACATCATTGTTGTCGACCGTGATCATCAGATCATGAGTATCGGCAACGAGGAGTTCCTGCGTCATCTGCCGCCCGGCATGATACGCACCATGCCCGAGCTAGGTATCAGGCATTACACATCCAATCCGCTGGTAGGGCTGGTTGGTATGTACATGTACGTAGCGATGCGTGCACACTGGGAGTATGAAGACTTCACCCATCTCCCCAGAGAAATCCCTACCTTCCCCCAACAACCCACGATATGGCTACCGAAGTACTATCGTTATCCTCAAGCAAGGAATAAATGTCAGAAATAATTGAGCTCCATCAACCATGTCCTGACTGTGGTTCATCCGATGCTAGATGTACCTACGCGGATGGCCACAGTTATTGCTTCAGCTGTTTAACCTATACCCCGTCTGCACAAGCCCTTATGACAGGTTTTACGTTTGAATACTTACCTTGGCGAGGCATATCGGCAGACACATTTAGATTATTTGATGCCAAGACGAAGGTGGATGCAGACGGTAAACCAGTCAGCATCGGCTTCCAGTATGGTGACACGTATAAAGTTAGAACATTAGACAAGAAAGGATTTTATTGGTCTTATCTTAGTGGCAACCAGCAGAGAGGAACGCTATATGCCAGAGACAGATGGAATGCCTCCCCACGTAGAACAATTGTTGTTACGGAAGGTGAGTTGGACGCGCTATCGTTTTACGAGGTCCTTCGCTCGCCTGTCGTTTCTGTTAAATCTGCTTCTACTGCTGGGACTGACGCTGGCTTGGAGAGATCCTGGCTTAACGAGTTCGAGAGAATATATCTCGCGTTTGACGGCGACGAAGCCGGGAGACGAGCAGCTGCGGCGGTGGCTAAACTTTTCGATCCGAACAAAGTCTTCGACATCAGGTTCCCCGGAGGCACCCGAAAGGACGCCAACGACTACCTCCGTGCCGGAGAAAGAGACGAACTAGCTCAGTTATTCGCGAATGCGAAGCGGTATCTTCCGGAGCAGATCGTCTCAGGTTTCTCAGAGTTCGAGAAGATCATCCATGAGGTACCGAAGACAGGGGTAAGTTACCCTTGGCCTACGCTTAACTACATGACCTATGGTATCAGGACAGCCGAGTCTGTTCTTATTACCGCACAGGAAGGTGTAGGTAAGACGGAGGTGATGCATTCAATTCTTCACAGTCTGTTGACGGAGACGAAAGATGCAGTCGGTAGTATCTTCCTTGAAGAGCCTAAGAAGAGACTTCTCCAAGCAATTGCCGGGATTGATCTTAAACGCCCAGTCCACCTTCCAGACAGCGGTGTCAGTGATGGAGAAACATTCGAAGCGCTACGCCGTGTGGTACAGACGGATGACCGTCTTCATGTCTATAGTCATTTTGGATCAGATGATCCTGAAGTCATTCTCGATACCATTAGATTTCTGGTATCCGCGCGCCTGTGTCGCTATATTCTGCTGGACCACATCACTATGGTTGTTAGCGGATTGGGAGGAGATAACGAACGCCGTGCGCTCGACTATCTTTCGACAAGACTCGAAATGATGGTGAAGGAGTTAGACTTCGCCCTCATTGTCGTTAGTCACGTCAATGACGAAGGTCTAACCCGAGGTTCACGTAACATCAGCAAGATCGCTGATATGCGGATCGACCTAGCGAGAGACATCAAGTCGGCCGATCCGGTAGTAAGGCGTACAACCCATCTCACAATCAGCAAGAACCGTTTCTGTGGGCGGACAGGACCTGCAGGGACACTGCTGTTCAACCCAGAGACATATACGCTGTCGGAGGACCTAGGTTATGGGCTACCACAAAACACGGCTGTCAACGACAATAACTTCCCAGCTTATCAACTGGCGTCTTAGAGGTCCTACCGAGGTGGAAGGGACCGTCTACGAGTCGGTAGACCGTACCTACCACGACGGTGAGCGTAGAATATTCATGAATGTAAGATTAACCCATTAC